AAGTAACAGACTTCAGAGCTTTCTGAACCTGACGTTCAACGTACTCCTGCATCGGCTTAGCGAAGTCAGGAAACTCTTCCATGAGCTCCTTAAAAGAGTCAGGAAGATCGGGTTCGTCTGCAGCATCAGCAGAGTCATTGGCAGGAGCAGCGGCCTGCTGCTTAGTCTGCGCCTTGAGCTCTTGATACTGAGCAGACAGCGACTGCAACCTGCTGTTAAGAAGCCTAATCTGCGCGTCGCTTTCCTTTCGGGCTTGCTCAAGCAGATCCTGGTAGTTAACAGAGCTGTCGTCGCTTTCGGTGCTTTCGTTTGCGGAGTCGGTACCGGACTGATCGCCAAGCTGCGCACCGGATTCGTCATTATCTTGGTCATCCGCACTTGGTTCTGTGCTGTGTGTAGCTTTAATCACAGAAGGATCTTCAATACTAAGTCCATAGTTGGAGTTACCGACGGCGGTCTTAGCGCCGGATTCGTCGTACTCCTGAGCGGCTAGATCAAAGGCTTCTTCAAAGCTAATGTCATTCGGATTAGTCATGCGTTTATTTTAAAACTCTTAGTGTGTGCTGGCCCAAGGGGCAAAAGCCGAGTCTTAGGCCAGCAGTTATAGGTGTTAAGACGAGAGGGTGCCTTTCAGCGTCTCGTCACCATCGTCAAGCACGTCAAGAATTTTGCTGATCGCGCGGAGTTCACCGACAAGAAGAGCAAAATCTTCTTGATCAGAGTTAAGGAGGCGTCTGTGCGCAAGTTCCTTTAGAACTCTTAGGTATTCAACGAAAACTTTTTGCAGATCTGCTTGGGCAGAAAGCTTAAAGGCCTTTTCGTGCTTAGACTTTACAGCGTTAAGTGCACTCAGTGTTGAGATGGCCATGCTTACATACCTACAGGGGCTACTTCAGCTGAAGTTGGACCTTGTGGTTGAGCACTTTGGGATTGCTGTTGCTGAAGAGCAGCAGCTTGTTGTGCCATCGCGTCGACATCTTGCTTCGCAAGCTTAAGGTTGTTGATCAAATCTTGCGGAGAGACGCCGTGTTCGCGGGCAGCCTCGACCATCTGACTCATCCAAGCGCGCTCTTCCTCAGCAGCCTGTTGCTGCTGCTGTTGCTGCACTTGCATTTCCTTTTCAGAGTACACCAGACCCTTATCGCCAAGGTCAAGTGCGTCTGCGATGCCACGAATGACGTTAGGACGCTTGACAATGTTGATGTCAGTCGGGTTATTAGTGATGGACGCGAACTGAATAAGGGTATTTGCGTACACTTCCTTAGCGATCAAGGACGAAGTCCCCTTAGCCACGATAGTGTAGTCACCCTTAATGCCCGGATCATCATTAAATTGCATATTCCAGTGGTACATTGCAGTAATAAACGGCTTAGTGATGCCATCGTCAAAGTTTTTGACCTGGTCTTTGATGGTAATGTTTGCACTTCCCATCATCATGGACAGGCCAGAAGCCGTACGACCAGCTCCACCAGCTTGTTCACCCCACATGTAGCGTGGAATAGTAGTAACTTCGTCTCCGTACTCCTTGAACATGGCAGCAAGGCGCTCAAATTCGAGCGTGTACGAGGGAAGTTGGAACACTCGGATCGCCGGAGATGCAGCATCGGGACCAGCCCCTGTGCGAAGCCACGTTTTAAACGGCCGAATGTCCGTTGCGTCGTCGAGATCACTCAGAAGATCAAGGTTTACTTCGATCTGAGGGCCAGCACTGATGGCAGCGTTGTCGAGCATGGCTCTAAAAGCGCTGTTAGTCAGCTCTTGAACGTCCCGCATGATGGTCGGGATGCCCTCACCAAAGATAGAAGTCTCATCTTTGTCGTAGTAGTAGAAAAAGTAAGGCCACTTTATGCCGTCCATGGGCATAACAGAAGCTTTAATCACGTGACAGCCAAGAACCCACACGTTTGCGGCCACTTCAAGGTTGCCTTTAAGCTTGTCTGGTACAGAAATACCAGCCTTTATGAGATCTTCAGCGTCAACGTAACCCCAAAACTCGAACACTTCGTACTTCTTAGCGTGCGAATTAGCGCTTGCGTTTGACTGAACAACGTTACCAAGCGACTGAAGCTCGAGTTCGTGGGACTTTTTCTCAAAGTCACCGTCAGGATTGTCCTTCAGGTACTTCTTAATCTTCTTTCCAGCAAAGTCAGAGCGCTTAGTAAGCTCGGAAAGCTCGTGCTTGTCCATCTTCCTGCGCTGTATAAGGTACCTGCAGTCGTCAATCGAAGTTGCTTCCATGTCAGGATAGATATCCCACACAGGAACAGACTCAATAAACGGGGTAACCTGGTCAAAGTGCTGCAAAATCCACTCACTTTTACCAGACTTACCTGTACTTTTCTTGTACTGCTTATTCTGAACAATGCTAACCAGCGGACCTTTAAGTATACCTGTGCCGTAAACGTTGCCACTGTGGACAACCTCACGCATTATTTCGCGATACTTAAGTTCAACAAGCTGGTCTTCGATGGTCTTTTCCATCCGCCTTGTCTTCTTGCGAGCTTCTTCGCCCACAAGCATTTCAAGTTCTTCAGGAGTGATCTGCTGCCCAGTCTCTTGTACGTACATAGCAGCAAGCATTTTCTGCTGCTCGTCGCTAAAGTCTGGGTACGGGGTAGGTTCGATACCCCAGTTCTTGTCTCCGTTAGCAGGGAACAAGAAGTCACAAAGGCGACTGTCAACAGTCTTTACCTTCGTACGTGTAATTCGAATGTACGCCTTGGATCTATTAGGATCCATTTTAGAAATCGTATCAGGATCGTACTGACCCCTGTACTGTCTGAGGTCTGTAAGCCAGCGATCTTCGATTTCCTTTCGCGCATTCTCACTTTCCTCGAAGCACGACGACACAAACTTAGCGAGATCGTCGCCTTCTTTTTTGTCAGTCTTACCGTCTACGTTAACTTCGTCGAGAACCTTTTCTATTTCTTTCTGAAGCTTGTCGTCTACAGTAACGACTTCTACTTGAGTGTCTATCATAGCGCCTTAGTAGCCTCCGATGGAGCTTGCTGCTTGATACTTTTTACGGTTGGCAAGTAGCGTTCTTTTTGGTTGTTTGTGCACGTACTCCATCATCGCGTACTGCAGAGCGTCGTGTACGTGAGAGTACTTATTCTTTGCGGGCTTCTCTTTGTACAGAATCCCGTTAACTGTCTTGGCTTCGTCAAACTTGTACTCGCTCAAGAAACCCTTTCTGAGAGCAGTACAACTAGGCCCAAGTTTGAATTTATCTCTTAATCTTAGGTAGTGAATGACAGCTTCTTTTCGTTCTGTGAACACGTTCGACTTAGCGAGGCGCACAGGCAGACCGTTCTCTTTGAGTACGTCAAAGCCTGCTTTAGCGTCGTTCATAGATCTTTGTACTGTAGCCGGGTCACACACTACTCTGAAATTAGAAACTATCCACGGGTACTTCGTAGTGATCAGTGGCCACAGGTGTTCTTGACAGAACTCTTGCAACGAACAATCTTCAGTGGCGATCTCGTCAAACACAAGCACTCTACCGTCTGGAGCTTGCTGCGTAAATACTGCAGCGGGGGTGAGGCCTTGGTCAACTCCTATAATTACAGGGACCTCTCGAAGAGGAAGAATCGGCTCACTTACGTAATGTTCGTTGTCGTCGTAGTCTTTGTAAACAGGTCTACCTGTTCTGACTTCACCGTAGTTGTTCATTACGTTAACGTTGATGAAGTCTTCGTCAGCGCCCATGACGTTGAGTTTGTAGTACTCTTCGTCTAGGTTTTCTACGTTGTCAGCCTCTGGGTTAACTACGTATTTACCATCTGGCAGCTTAATAACTGCAGACGGTTGCTTGTAAAAAGCGCAGCCCTCAGGCTTTGTTTCTTCAGCTATTTTGTACAACCAGTGGTCTGTGCTGACGGCGTTGTAGTCAAGAATAATGAACGGGTTAACACACCCACCGTCCTTTCTAGCAGGATATCGGTTAAAGCGTGTTTTGAGCATTTCGAAAACTCTGTAGCTGACTTCCGAAGCTTCGTTGATGTGGCACGACGTTACTTCAAGAGAACGAAGTTTTTCAACAGCTTGGTCGTCGTCTACTGCGATGAACAGAACTTCCATGTCTACGGTAGTGCCATCTTCCATCGGGTACCGTATACGACCTACAATCGGAGTACTGTAGGTTATCGTGATCTTGTCTTTAAACCAAGAGATCCACGACTTGACAGTGGAAGCTTTAAGAGATGGGTACGTAGCACGAACCACAAGATGTCTGCTGTGTCGAACCCCGTTGTGGTCAGGCTTCTGACGCATTGCGTTAATAAAGGCGTGAAAGATGCACCCAGTACTTTTGCCAGAGCCAACCGGCCCCATAACAAAAATAAACGGGTTGGTCTCTCTGTGCACTTTACTAAACGTGGGTACAACCTTGTAGTTAATGTCTAGACTCATATAGTGTTCTTTTTGGGAAGAAGCGTCAAATCTTTTTTAAAAGTTAAATTCTTCAGGGTCTTTAGTTGCAGGCTCTTCGGAGCTGTTTTCTATGTCAAGCTTAGGCAGCCCGGCAGCACCGTTCTCGTCAGTGGGGAACATGATGTTCACCCGGATTACTTCGCCTTGGTGCTGATTAACTTCAACGTTCTTGAGCTTCGGAACAATGTATCCCATGAGCTCTTGGCTGATCTTAATCTTTTCACCCACGCTAGTCTTGTTAGACTTCGCAAGGGCAACAAGCTCTTGAAGAGGGTCGAAGTTGAACTCGTACTGCAAGCGACGAAGCAGCAAGTCACCCTTCGTGTAGCCTTGACCAGTAGGAACCTTAGAGGTCGGAGTAGGCTTGGTGAGCAGGGGTCTACCTGCTGGTTTTTCGTTGTTACTCACAGCGGTGTTACTTCTTGTTAAGGTTTGTAGTGGTACACCCTAGCAATTTCTCCAGGTTCGTCTGTTGTGAACAGAAAAACTTGGCTGCTGTTAGGGCACATCCTCAGACACGATTCGCACGCAGAAGTGTTAGTCTGTGCAGACTGATCCATCTTTTGCGTGGTAGTGAAGGTACCTCCGCGCTTCTTCAGGCGAAAGCCTGTAAACGCTGAGAATTTGCTGCTGCATTTCTTCTTGCCGGCACTCGATCTTGTCAAGCTTCGACCAAATAAGCTGCAGCTGCTTTTGTACTTCACTTCGAGACTCTTGGAGTTCAGTCACTAGTTTGCCGGCGTTAAAGAACGTCGACCTACCCAGTGTTCCAAGAAATGTAGCAGTAGCTAGTAGTACGGAGACAGCTCCGACTAGCACTTCTGGATTGTCTAACATTTGTACCCGTGTGTGCGCAATAGTGATGTGTTAAGTGTGAGCGTTCGAGCGTGTGTAAAAGTACAAATGTAACATACGTCTTGACATCTCCCCCATCAAGACTTATGTTTATTATCAAATACAAATAATACCACAGGGAGGATTTGTCAAGTGGTAAGTGAAGAAAAAGTTAATATTTCTGCGAGTAGGTGTAGAAAAAATTACAACAAGGGTGACAGGGCTAATGATTACCTTGAGTACTACACGCTTCAAGAACTTCTTAAAGACCTGAAGATTATGTTCCCCAACATCCCGATAAGCGAACTTCGCAGACTTGTGAGAGCTATCTTCTGGATTTTTACTGAGTGTTTTGCTCAAGGAATGAACGTACGTATTCACAACTTCGGTCGGTTCTTGGTAAAGGATCTTCCTGCGCCCAACAGAGTGTTTGACTTCTGGAACGGTGGTGACTTGCCTAATCCTCCGACACGTCGTAAAAGTGTTTCGTTCGAACCAGGCCACAGAATGCGTCACGTTATAAGTCCTACGGACAGTACTTACATTAGTGACTGCGGAAGGTACAATCACGAGTGGAACAGAAAGGTTAAGGCAATACACGAGCGCATAGGCAATGCTCTGTACCAGGCTCCGTACGATAAGTTTGGAAACTACCTTGGTTACACAGATGAATTCGCGGAGTACTTGACAAAAGATTTTATATAGTTATACCATAGGTACTTAAGGTGAGTAAGAATAATAAAGTAGTATTTAAATTTAGTATAAATAAAGAAGAAGTTAAAGTAAGAAAACTTAATAATTTAAAACCTACTAAATTCTTTAAAGATAAAAGTAAGTATAATAGAAAAGAGTTTAAGCTTAATAAAAAGAGCTTAGACTCTTTTTCTTTTTATATATATATATATATACCATCAGTACCTGGGGTTCCTAAGGGACCTAAGGTTCTAGGTCTACATCAAGTTAAGTAACTTAGGAATACCTATAAGTAAATACGAAGTAAGTACTTATAGATACTTCTAAAGTAAATAACCATCCTTACCTGGTTCTCTTAAGACTACTCGAAGTACCTAAGGGACACGAATAGTACCTAAGCCCTCTAGAATTCTAAAAATATACGCGCGATGTAGGTGACATCACAGGGGGTAGGGGCCACTCTGTGTCCCACGGTACCCCTCGAACCACCCCCCCCTATGGGAAAATTCGGAGCTGTGTGGTCTGGATAGAGCCACTCCAGATAGCCTCAATTCCGATTAGATTAATCTAGTACGCTTCAATCCTAGTATCCTTCAATCCGAGAACGCTCCAATAGGATACAAGTTAATCACGATTGCCCTACTCCGCTTCCGTTTCCGCTTCCGGTTCGCTCGCTTGCCTTGTGTATTATGCGCTATCCGTTATGCCTTCCTACCTTTCTTCCTTCCTGCCTAACTACCTGATATCACTGGATATCTTTCTTTTAGTAATCCTTCATGTTTCCTTTGTAACATGCTGTAATCCTTGAGCTAATTTAAGTTTTTCGTTTTAAGGCACGATATGCCACAAGATGACCTGCGGTATGCCTTGGTGCTTTACGTGCCCTACAGGTCAATGTCGTGCGTTCTATGGGGTCTTGTGTGCTCGCTCAACATGTCATTCCTTTTTGGTAGGATATGGTTTTTCTCTTGTGCTACATTGGTACTTTGCTACTGCGACAACGTGATGTTGCTTTGTGTTACTTTGCTACTACAGTCGCACTACAGTCGCGTTGCATTGCAAGTTGCATTGGCGCTAATTCACGTTGCTTTGCGTTGCGTTGTTTTTGCGTTTCTTGTGTTTGCTTGGCATGATACTTGCCTTTACGCGCGCATGTGCGCACCACATATGAACGTAGGTCTTGTGACGTGACGTGTTGAATTACTTCACTTTTCGCGTTTGGTGCTTGTGACGTGTTGATTTTACTTGATAAAAATCTTTTTCGGTTTTCTTGAAAAATTGTTTGACATCAACCTGCAATCTGGTATTGTTGCCTTGAACGTAGCATAACGATACGTTCCACATACTACCTACTTGAGAGGTTCGCTATGTCCGTGGATACTGCACGTGCGCTGCGTGACGCCGAAGGTCGCAATGCTACCAGATTGCTTGGCAACGTCGAACCTATCGACCTGCCTGTTGGCTGTAATGCCGGAACCATGCGCGAAGTTCCACCTATGGTGCTCGAAGTCTTGAAGCGAGACGTACGGGCGCAACTGGATGTGCTCAAGGCGTCTGGAGTGTCATGTCGTGAACGTAACAGGCTGTCAAAAAGCTTGTTACGTCTTGCCGTCGAACGATGGCATGAAGGTCGCAAGCGTGACGCTTACAAGTTGCGCGCCAAGAAAGCGGGTGAAACCCGCAGCATCAAAGCGGCGAACAGACCGCGCGCAAAAAGCGAACATGGCACCGAAGCACCGCTTGAAGCGTTCGCTTCAGCTAGGCATAAACCTTGCCCGAAGAAAGCAAAGGGTTTGATAGGTTTGGCGGTCAAAGCGAGCGAAAAAAGTCAAGCACCGCAGGTAGTTGTCAGAAAAGCGAAAAAAGATTAAAAATCACTTGACCGCTTGCCGCGAATCACGCTATAAAGGATTTGTGGCAAGCAACGGAAGACCGACATAAGGTCGGTACTCCGCCACAAGTGACAAGAGGCCGTCCGTTTCCGGATGGACGCACGAACACCGCGCCAGCATTGGGCGTACCGACGTAGCATGACGTCACGTCACGCAAAAGCACATAACGCTTTGCAGTATGCCCTTGCGCCATGACGCACCAAACATTTTAACCGGATTGCTCACGTTCCGTCGTGAGAATTAGTTATCCCCGCGCAAGCCACAAGGCACACAAAGCCGTCGCTTGCTACCTCAAAGACGCCGATACGTTCACGGACGTTCGGCACGACGTGAGGTGAAGCAACGCAACGTAAAGCGCAAGACGACGTGACAACGCCGACCGCCCTTTTCTTTGTGTGACAGTGTATCGCTTGTCAATGACGTTCTTCACGGAGAACGGAGACAACGCGACACCGAATCCAACTTGTGGAGACCAGCGCAAGGCAGGAAGTTAGGTAAAAAGCCCAGTACCGACGCCATGAAGACCGACCGCCGATTGTTTCACGCGAAACATTCAACGCGCAAGCCCAGTAATGGTTAATGCCAGTCGGGAAGACCTGATAAAAGCTAACTCCTGCTACTAGGGGCAACTATGGCATACGAAAAATGCTATGTTGTGCCGACGGGGTAAAAATCCGGCTCACTTGTCACAAATTGCTTATTTCACAGAAGAGGCTTCCCTACCGAAAGCTAATAGCTAGTACGTAGGGAAGCCTTTTTACATTGAAATTGGCAATGGAAGTTTCACATGAAACAATCAGCAAATGAGGTTAATACCATGTCGAAGTTTACGCGCAACACTCTCATCGAAGTCGGCAACATGGACTCGGCAATCATCGACTACAGGAATAGCTTTCTTGACGTGAAGACTGACGGCCATGTCATTCTGTTGTCATGCCTGTATCATGGAATGCCAGCCAATCTTGAGACGGGAGCAGACGGCAAGTCCTTGAAGAACCCCGGCAACGGTTCCTTCCTTAACAAGTTTCTCAAGGTCGTCGGCGAGTCGCACCCCGCGTATGTTCCGCGCCTCAAGTCGTTCATCAAGGAAGTCGCGCCTTTCGAGGTTGACGGCGAGAAGGTCAGGTTCAAAGAGAAGACCTTCAGGGACATGGGCGGCGACCGCGACGTTATCTTCGGTCGCCTGAACGCCATCGCAGGGACGTGGTACGACCGGACGAAGGCCGAGAAGAAGGAAAAGGGACGCCCTGACGTTGCCAAGAAGCTGGCAAGCCTCGTCAAGATTATCAAGGGCCTTGAGAACCTGTCCGAGCAGGAACAGGCCATCCTCACCGGCCTTCTCAAGATTGCCGAGATTGCCAAGGTCGAGCTGCCCAAGGAATAGCCGCCTTGTGGGCCACATAGCACCCGTCAAGTACCAAGTAGCTTGGCGGGTGCACTTGTGTTCTACAACTAATTAGTACCGGAGGTCGCAGATATGCAAAAGCTTTTTTCTCACGCCAATCAGCGAGGCATTCGTCGCACCTTTACGCTGCCAGTCGGAAGTCACGCATGTGAAGCAGTGGAATACGTCGAGCACATGGTTCGCGTGGGAACAATCGTCGACGCAGAGGTGGAGAGCCGGGTGTACGACGTTGTGGCCAATTATTATTTCAACCTCAACGTGTCAGTCCGGCACGTGTCAGAATAATAAGTCGACAGCTAGCAAGCTGGTGGCTTTTATTGCGTCCTACAACTAACTAACGCTGGAGGTTTTATGGACATCAACATCAATGTCACAAGAGCCACCGAGTCAACCCGTGTTGATGTTTCCGCAACCGGAGTGTCGGCAGGCGATTTCATAAAAGTCATGTCCGCCGCGTCTGAAATTGCGGCTGGTGTCGCATCTGGGTTTCTAGCCGCCGTTTCTCAAGGCAAAGGTGACAGAAACGATGAGTGTGAAAAGCTGATTATGTCCTTGGTACGCAAAATCAAGTAAACGCTCATCGGTAGGCCACCCAGAAGCCATCAGCTAGCAAGTTGGTGGCTTTTATTGTGCCCTACAATCAACAAGCTAGGAGAAAAGCCATGCGAATCACAGTTGTTGAGAACATACGCGACTACGGAAACCCCGTACTCAAACTGTCGAGGAGGACAGGGGTTGGCAGGTCGTGGCCCGCGCCTGTGGGAGGTAATTGCTCGCGGGTTGAGAATGAAATGCGCGAGCACGCGGAACGTACCCCCGTGGGTGAAATCTTCACCATATGGGGAGAGTTGATGGAAATGGGCGGCTATGAGCCGCGAAGGTGTTTCAAGCAGCAGTATGTGTTCATTGACTAGTGGCCATGCCTGCAATAGTAGGAGTGTAGGACGCCTAGCACACGTCAGGCAAGAACTTGGCGGGTGCGCTTGTGTTCTACAATTAACAAGTGAGGTGACACTATGAATATTCAGCTCTCGCGCGTTCCACACTTTCTGGCAAAGCAGCATGGGTGGCCAGCGTGGGCGGTGTCTCGCGTGAGATATAGCAGAAAAGATGGTACGCGGGTGGTAATTCACTTCACCCACGAAGACCACGTTAAAGAACTCATCGATGTTCTTGAACGAGAGGGGAAAGGGTGCCCCGGTCTTATCGAAGTTGAAGAACTTATCTTGTGAGGGCAGCATGGCAAAGCTCATAGTCGTGCGCTTTGGTGCGCCAGTCGACGAAGTAACAATCAGAACCATAACGGCAGCAAAGCTGCACGGCGAGGCCATGTATCGTGAGTACGGGTCTAACATCGTGAGCATACACGTCTTCCACACCAAGTGGGTGGAAGACGTCCTCGTGCTGGACAAAACCAAGCCGTACTACAGGCTTATGAAAAAAGGAGGTTGGGCACAGCATGGCTAACAAGAACATCGTCGTCGTGTACGACCTCTAGCCACACAGAACCCATCTCCTAGGTGACAGCAGTGAGGTGGGTTCTATTGTGTTTAGAAACGCTAGAATATTAACAGAGGAGGGCGGTCAGTGCGAGTATACCGTATCTACAGGCTGCACATGAACAACGGAGACGTGTTTATGTGTAACAACTGTGTCAACGTGTACGGAAAGCGGAAGTATTACGTTGAGAGCGCATGTCAGTGCGGCTTTGACGACTGTTTTGAACGTACCCGCATGTACTTTGACGTCCTCGAAGATATGTCTGTGGCCGCCAAAGAGTACATAAAAATTGAAAACTGCTATCTCCCCATCAAAAATATCTCCTACGTAGAGGTGGTAGTTGGGGAGTACTGTCACGTACGGAACATCGACTGGAAGGTGACGGACATAGACAAACTTGAGGAGGACATATGGGAAAAGATGCAGGCAAGTTGTATCTTGTCAGCGAGCACTCGCGCAAGGCAGTCGCAGACTACATTACTGCCACCATCGCCTCCGGAGCAAGTGGTATCTCAGCAGACCAGACAACCCGACCCCAAAACACACAGGGTGAAAAGGAGTCTTATCGTGAAGATCATCATCGCCTTTCTTGCCTCAGCTGCCATGCTGTTCTACGGCCTCACCGCTCGCTCGTTCGGTGCCGACACCAACGCCGTGTCTGAATGGTGTGCCGCCAAGCAGGACGTGCCTGCCTCGTGGACAATGGCTGGCATCTCCGCCATCCTCGAAAGTGGCGAGGACGAAAGTGTGTTCGACGCACGTAACGACGTAGGTTTTCTTGTGTCCGGCACTGTGGTCAAGGTGCAGCACAAAGACTCCAAGCTGGGAGTGGCTGCCGTAGTTCCTGTGTACGCCAAGGGTGCTACCTTCTGGGTTGAGTACCCGACAAAGAAGTACTGGGATTGTTCGTTCGAAAAAGAGGAGTAGTGACATGTGTGCCAACACCTACGTCGTCATTGGGCTGCTCGTGCTCGCCACCTTTCTGTTCTGGCTCACGGTGTGCTTGCGAAAGAACCTCAACAAGTACGCTCGCAAGTACTACATCGCTGCACAAGAACGGGACATCATGGCGTGCGACGCCAACAAGCAGGCCAAGTACGTCCGCATCCTCAAGCGGTCACTGTGCAGGATGGCTTTGCGTGGCGGCCCGAGGATAATCCGGCGATAGCATCTTCAAAGCAGCCATCAAGCGCACACTTGGTGGCTGTCATTGCAGCTGCTACTTACACAGCTAGCACCATCACAATACCCACAGGAGGAACACACTATGGGTAAGACCTACAAGTACAACAGACGTGGAAAGGTTAAGGCTGCTGGTGAAGGCCAGCTCTCGAAGGAAGAACGAGCGTACACAGGAGGTCGAGTCTCGTACTCGTCCGGTGAACGCCACGAACAGCGTCGTTCTCTTCGACACGAACGCCGTGCCCTGAAAGAAAGCGGCCTCACGTGTGTTCTCGAAGACGAAGACTAGCGCCATGGAAACTTCCAACCCCAAGCGCAAGAACGGGAGACCTGCGAAGAACAAGATGATATCGATCTCGTCGATGCCTAACCCTGTGCACATCCGTACGTACGAAGCGGGTAAGTACCGGAAAGGCAACGACTACGTCGTCGACGTAACGAAAGGTTACGGAGATGTCTACATGATCGTGGCTGCCGCCCTTGACGAGGGCCGAGTAGTCACAGCCCGAAAGATTGAACCGGCCGACGTGCTGTACACCAGAAGCAGCACGGATACAATATAAAACCACTAACACCACAAAAGGGAGAACACCATGTCGAAGCCCATCATCAAGGAACTCATCGAATCCAACACCAACGCTTTCAAGGACGCTGCTGCCCGCGCTGGCGGTAAGCTGCTGCTCGACGCCATCCTCGGCGACCCCACCCTGAAGGAGCGCATCGCAGTGGCAGAGGGGGTGGCAACACTTGCCAGTCTTCTCGACGCCAACGGTGCACCCGGCAAGATCCTGCGGCCTGTCGCCGTGGGTGCTCTGTCGATCACCGTTGACGAGCTGGTGTCGTGCTTCATCACGGCCTCGGCAGACGGGGGTGCAAAGCTGGCCATCACCACCGAAGAGTACGCCAAGCAGCGTGAACTCGACACCGTCTTCAGCTCGGCAGCCGATGGTCAGGCTGCCATGACCCTTCCTGAAGAAGCCACACCGGAAAAGGCGAAGGTAATCGCCCTCCCAGAAGGTGGTGGTGTGGTGAAGCCCAACGACGGCAAGGGTCTCTCCATAGGGGATGCCATCGCCGAAGCCCTGACCGGCAAGTCGAACGCCTCCTCGGCCAGCTCAGGTGAGTCGACGACGACCACCAAGTCCAGCGGCAACAGCCACCTCTGCCCTCGCTGCGGCAAGGCTTCCAAGAAGGGTGACCTGAAGCAGTGGAAGCCCGGCAAGGACGTGCTGAAGGACATCGAAGGCGACGTGCTTCCCCACGTTGGCACCAGCCTCTGCGGTACGTGCCGTCGCGACCTGAACCAGCTCGTCGACAAGGCCCACAAGAACGTGCGCCGCATGAGCGAGATCCTTGACAAGGTGTCCAGCAACAAGGCGTCCACCGAAAAGTTCAGCGGTGAACTCGCCGAGTACCAGGCCACCCTCGAATCCGTCAAGGCCCTTGGTGACAAGGCTCCTGCCCCGATGGTGGCTCTCGCCACCGAAGCCGAGGCCAAGATCACCACGCTCACCAACAACATCGCCCGCATCGAAGAGGACACGAAGAAGCTTGAGGCCGAGTACGACTCGCTCTCCGGCACTGCTGCCCCCACCGAAGAAGCCGGTGTTGAAAAGTCCTCCGAGCTGTAAGTCAACGCAACAACCAACCGCCAAAATAAAAGGGAGAACACCATGACCAAGACCAACGACATGAACAACGAGTTCACCGCCGAACTGGAGCAGATGCTCAACAACGACGAGAAGAAGGCGTCTGTTGTCGACGCAGTCTTCGGGTTCCTCAAGGGAGGCGCACTCCAGGGTGTCGCCAGTGACCTGGCCACGTCGCACAAGGAAGCCGTCGCCGTCAGCATGAAGGCCAACATCGGCGGCATCGTGCTGAAGAACACGGTCGATCTCATCCTTGCCATGATGCCCAAGCACGTTGCCGACAAGGTCGACGACAACCCCATCTACCGAGGCATGGCAGAGTTCGTCGCTGCCCAGCTGGCCGGTGGTGTCATGTTCTTCATGGCCCGCAACTCTGTCAACAACTCCGCGAAGTACATCTTCGTGGCAGACAGTGTGGTGCTTGCCATGCAGACCCGCATGTTCACCATCTTCAACGTCGAAGGCATCGTGGATCACATGCTTGCCGGCGTGAAGGGCAAGCTTGAGAGCGCTATCAACGGCGGCACGCTGCCCGCTGACGCCGTGTTCAACAATCCCGACCCGGCCACCAAGCCCATGTAACACTGGGCCTAGCCTACTAGGGGTGGGCACTACGGTGCTCGCCCCAATGGAGGCTAGTAATACGGAGAACACCACGAAGGAGGATACTGTGGAAGAGTACACCTGTGGCGAATGTGGCTGGCAAGGGTTGTTCTGCAACTACGATGACGGGCCAGTCTGCCCTACGTGCGGAGCCGAACTTGAACCATCATCGTGCTCGTCCTGCTCTTGTGACGGCTCGTGCTCAGGCTGTGAGTGCGGTGACTAACTGAAAAGGAGTCTTGGTATGCGTGAGTGCCTCAACACTTTCCTGTTTGGTGTCTTGGTTGTGAGCGTGGTGCTTCAACAGTTCTACGCTTACGACAGGACGTGCACTCAGCTGCTTAGTCTGCGCACGCAGTACGATGAACTCGACAGGCGCTACGCCTGCTTGAGCAGCGCCGTTGACAACCACATCGACGAGGTATCCTCCATCATCGAACGTGGCAAGACGGCAACCCCAGAGACGCTTCGTGTGCTGATCAACACGCTGAAGTGGAACGCTGGGTACATCGTAGACAGAACTGAAAACGCACCTGAATAGGTGTTGTCACAGGTGGGGCGATAGCTTCTGCTGTCGTCCTACCCATTGGCAACGCGTGCTCACTTGCTGTAAAGCACACGTGCTGTGTGGAATTACTATTAGCCAGGCAGGGAAACCTGTACACGTCTGCACCAAGAGGGTCTGGTCAAGTGGCTACCAGCTTGGACAGTTTCGCTAAAGCTAAGCGGGGCTGCCGCCAAGGTAACAGCACTATAAACTCAACAGGTGTAGAGGTAGGGGAAGGCACCCAGGTGACGAAGCACAAGCGCCGCCCAGCAATAGCTTAGCCGTGTTGACCGTTCGTTATTGGCGTTGGTTGACAGCTCATCGAAAACACAAAGGCTTAGTGTCGGTGAGGGGAAAGGTGAACTCCTGTGTCCCTAAGACCGTAGGTGTGTGCGAGGAAGACTTGACACACGTAAGAACTTGATCCGCGATGCCTTTAACTGCTGCCAACCACAAGGCGAAGAGAGCTTGGTCGTTAGTTCAGAGCCAGCACAATTGGGTTAGTACTGCAAAGTATCTTCAGGAACTACGTGTTCCCTTGCACTGCGGTGCTCGGCGCACAGCTACGTTGGGACTACAATGTACCTAGTGCTCGAAGATTTTGAGGAGGGTTGCCCTCGCTTTGCCAAAGGCCAGTAGCTGGCCAGGAATCTGGGCTCGACTTGCAGGCCGCTGCACAAGTTCTCACAAGTTGTCTCTTTCTATCTCACGTAAAGGTTCAAGCATCTGGAGGTGTGACTATCATGGTAAGAACTCAGTTCAGGCACCACGCCCTCGGCATGTGGGTGCCGTTAATGCTCACTGCTGCCGGGCTGCTCCTTCCGCTCGTAGCGTGCCGTATGTTCGGTTGGATTTGGGTGTCGGCTCTGCCAATTACCGGAGTCATAGCCTACACATGGTGGGCATGTCGAGCCGTAGAGTTCGACTATGCTTTCCGTGCCTTGAACCGGCACGAGTACCCGCTGTATCCACCCGCAGTCTGGACAACAATGCGGTTGGTCAAACTGTACAGCGGCACGAGGAGCCGATTGTATGTGCTTGAGAAAGCTGCTGACGCTGCTCGAAGAAGAGCAGCCACCGTAACTGGCTGCGTTGAGACGTTAGCCTTGGAAGCAGGATACAAACGGATGACCGGTCTTGACTGGCTCAAGGCCCAGTTCATTCCTGCACACCAAGACATAAACGCTCAACGATAGGAACTTTCAACAGAGCTGGGAACCGAGGGCACTTGGTTCCCAGTTTTACATGGAGGTTGCGACCGTGAGCGAAATCATCTGCCCTAAAGATAAGCACGTCTTCACGTCAATCGACGACGTGGAGTTGTGCTGCTGCCCTGCGCCACACGCCCGGTGCCCTAAGAACTGTATACTCACACATAAAGGAGGCCTTGCTGATGTCTTGGTTGTCGGTAACGATTGTAGCTTTGGTGTCTATTCTGATCCTTGTAGTGGCAAGCTACGTGTGGATGAAGATTGACGCCGTGATCGAAAGAAGGCGGTACATGGTTGGCCCGTTCAAGACTCTTGGCATGGGCAGCCTCAGCACAGCGGGTCGTCTTGTCACGAAGCCTGTGTTCAAAGTCTACGTTTGGTGGCACAAGTTGTAAGCTGCCTCGGAGGGAACGACATGCCTGAAATCGTAATGGAAATAATGCGCGGGACAGCTACTCTTGGGGGTATCAAGTGCCCCAACTGCGGCAACAAGTGCTTCGGTGTCATCACCCGTACACTGGAATTTGGTACCAGTTATTTCTTACGGTGTTCGTGTGGTGTGTCTGGCCCCCGCGGCACTGACAGACGAGAAGCAGTCGAAAAATTTAAATCAACATTTGGCCCCCGCTAGTAGGTGCATTAGTTGTGTCAAGCATCACTGTAACAAGGCACACTATCCAAGACACACCCTTGCTTTTAGCACAACCAGTCTTATCTTCACTGGTTAGTGCTGAGCACTGTACGTATTCACTGTGTGTTTTGCGTAGCGTGCCTTGATGTTTCACGACACAGCTGGGTGCACAGAACACGACGGGCCAAAAACTTTGTGTCAGTAACCTGTAACAGTTAATGGAGGTAGTATGAACGTGCTGAAAAAGGTGGCCGACGCCATCGAAGAACACCCCAACACGGCGTCCATCATTCTCGGTGCAGTAATCGCAGGCATTTACTGGAGATTCTGCAACAAGATTGCGACAGAAGCGGCATCGCTCGTAGTCGTCGAAAAGGCGGACAGACAGTGCATCACCTTCACCCCTAAGCAGTAACCTCGACACAGGCAGCGGAGCACCAACGCTTCGCTGTCTGCATCGGGAGTCCTGCCCCACAGTTAATGTAGGCTAAGCAACTTCCCAACGTACAACCTGTAACCCCGACCAAGTTCGGGACATAGGAGCTTACCATGCCCAGCTTTTTCCGCAAGCCCACCATGGGCGAGATCATCGCAGCCGCCATCGGCGCCGCCGTCGTAGCGGCTTTCTACAACAAGGACAACATCATGTCCGCCCTGCCCAGCTCCAAGCCTGACGCAGCCATCGACGCCGGCGACGTTGTTGTCGACGTCACCCCGCAGCAGTAGCCTGCTTCGGTGACCGGAAGGGCAGGACTTCCGAGTCACTGTAAACGCTACCCTCTCACACAAAGGAGGACTCGTGCACCTTCGACGCGTAACAGCAAATGACCACCACGTCGTAGAATCTCTGCTGGGTATATGTGGACTGACAACAGCAGTGCACTGGCACGACGAAGACAGGGGGATCATTGCCGAGGCGTTCAAGACCAGCGGCGTAAGAAACGTAGGCTGTCTGCTGTACATACCTCAAGTAAAGGCTGTGCAGCTGACGTGCCTGTGTGTCATTCCGTCGTACCAGAACCTCGGCGTTGCAAAAGAACTCTTCAATGTCTTCGTCAGCACGCTGCCTACTGACATCGTTCACGTACGGGCACTCGCCCGACAGGGCAGAGGAGACGAACGGTTGCTCGAAAAGCTGGGCTTCAAGATGCGCGAATTCACACTGCGCTCAGGGTCTGGTGTGGAATTGCGTCCTTATGTACTCAACCTGTAACTCACAAGATGAAAGGAGCTCACATGTCCGGTGATCAGAATCAGCAGAACCAGCAGAACCAGAACAAGCAGAAGGGCGGTGGTGGCGGTACCCAAGTGGGTATCACTCTCAACCGCAACATGCAGGCTGGCAACAACCTGCGTGACACCGTGCACACCGTGGTCTCGGAAGCCGTCGGGTACATCGCCGCTGCCGTTGTCACCACCGTGGTGTACGAAGCCATGAAGCAGTGCTTCGGTGGTTTCTTTTCGGGCGGCAACAGCAACAAGCCTGCGCTTCCCAGCCCCGGGCAGGCTGCCTACGCTCTGTCCAACGGCGATCCCAACCAGATCAAGTCGCTCATCGCCCGCAACCCCAAGCTGCTGGACGCCGCACGTGAAGCGGTCGCACAGCAGGAACAGCAGGCCAGCGGCAATCCGGCCCCCGTTCAGGAGGCGGTGACCCAGCCCGACCAGCCCAAGCCCGACAAGGAGCAGTCCTCCAAGGGCAACTCCGGCAAGGGCGACAAGAACAAGTAGCACACGCTGCCAACAACAAGGGCGGGGTCGAAAGGCTCCGCCCTTTTCTGCTAAAAGGAATGCGAATGCCTGTCCTCTCGACGCAGCAGCTTGACGCTCTTGCAAAGATAGTGCGTGAAGAAAAGCTTCGTGGTGAGCACCCGAGGTATCAAGGCCACGTGCTTGACTTGCTTGAGACCATCAAGTTTGTGAAGAAAGAAAAGAAGAAGTGGCAGCGCCTTGCCCAAGCTCGCGGCGAAGCGTTGCTGACGATCAAGTACAACACGAACAAGTCTACGCTACAACTTGACAAGAAAGGCAAGTAGCTAGGCAGGGGAGTTTCGGCTCCCCACACAAGCTTGGCGCCACGTGTGCTAGGCTTCTGTGGGTACCCGACACGTCGCTGTACCTGTGTAGTACAGAAGTAATGCCTCACGACACCCTCGACAACGCACAGAACAGGGTGTTTAAGGCACGAAAATGTAAAACACGACCTGAGGTATAGGCCAAGAGTAATCGAGGCTTAGAATCGAAAATCTCTAACGCCCTAAAAGGAGCACACTATGTTCAAGAATACCTCTTCTCTCTCCCAGATTGTCAAGCGTGGCGACATCTTCCAGCTCAACAACTCCAAGCGTGGTACCCACGACGGTGAGTTCTACCAGCTCGTTCGAGTCGCTGCTGATGCTCCCGGTGCGGTTGACACCCTGTCGGGCAAGCCTGTTGGTGGACGGGTTGACTTGTACAATCTGGTGAACGTCAGCACTGGCAAGACCCGGGTCTCCGATCCGGCACGCCTCTTCAAGGTTTCTTCCGGCGGCAACGTCTACCTGCACACTCTGAACCGCCACTTCCAGCTCGATCTGAAGCGCGTCACTGACGTGCCCACCATCGCCGCTGACGTGGAACGTTCGATCCGTGCTCGTATGCCCAAGCCTGTCGCGAAGCCCAGTGCTGAAGCTCTTCTTTGCGCGGTAGCCGACGCTCTCGGCTACACCGTCTGCCGTTCGGCTTACGGTTTCTAATTCCAAAAAAGGTCAAAGGTTCAAGGGGTGTTACGCTCTTCTGAGGGTACACCCCTTGTCTTTTTAGGACGGCTAGTCGGTCCGCGAGAACAAAGCTACCGACGTAGTACCTTATACTTCTGGTGCAGGCTACCAAACCCACCAAGAAAAGGAAGGTTAGTGACATGACGAGAACGTACGAAGAACAGCAGGCACTTGTGCCCACATTGTTTAGCGACAGTTCGCAATTGCGTTTGAGAGACCGGACCGACGGTATCGACGCAATTATCAACCTGCACGAAGCCAACAAGGCTCCGCTCATGCAGATGCTCGGCTTCACAGAGCGGCCGTGGAAGTTCACAGCACAGGGCGGACCACAGTTCGCCGTGGTGCACTTCCCCATATCCACCCAAGCCATCAAGGCTGCGCTGCCTGACGACTTTAAGGAGACCATAGGGGATAACCTTGCACAAGTGCTTGCTGACAACAACCTCAAAGTTGGTAAGCACGAATACAAGGTCAGCCGATACTTGATTCAACGGCTTGAGCACATCAGGCACTCGGACATCAGAGCTTACAAAAGCATCGTAAGCATGATGCACCGGGCTCTCACGTCCGAGTTGAAATACAAAGGCTATCTCACTGCCTCTGCTGAAAAGGGTGTGATAGATCTCTTTGTGCAGTCGTTCTTCTCAGAGTACAAGGCATCAGCCACAGGGCAGCGCCTTGAGATTTCGTTTGAGTTGGACGACATTCTCGACGCAGGGTTGTCGAACCACGGGTGGGGCAGCTGCTTCAAGTGGGGAGGAATCAACGAGCGAGGATCGTTGTACGTTGCCACAGCCGCAAAGGGTGGGGTTATCCGCAACTACGGAGCAAAGGGCCAGCTTATCGGGCGTGCGTGGATATACATAGCAGACGACGAGAAGTCCATTCACATCTTGAAGCCGTACGGATTCTTGCCCAACAACTTGCTGCTCACTGCTGGTAAGTTTCTGGCCAACAAGTTGTCTCCGAACAACCTCTGGGTGCCTGGCCTGGACATAAGCGCAGATGTCAACAGCAGCACCTTTTCGTACCTTCCGTCAGATGTGTGCGCGCTTCTTCCGAATGGCTCCGCTGCCGCACAGATGCGGTGCAAGGGTGTGGATCTCGCCGGTTGGTACACCGACCCGTGTTCTCTCCGTCTGTACCGGGACGACTTCTTCGTCGGCTGCTCTCTTCTTGTTACGCTGACAAGACCACCGTGTGCTTTCTGTGGCAACGATCACTCCGGTAGTGCAACCATCTGCCGCAGCTGCAGATCAAGCAGGTTTGTCTCCTGTTCTGCGTGTGGCAACAGAGTACACAAAGAAATGGCACAGCTGTTCGGGAATACCCTGTACCTGTGCAAGGATTGCTCCGACGCAGGAGTAACACTGTGTGTAGACTGCGGCAGAAGGATAGGGCCTGGCAGCAAACGGGGCGACAGAGGCCGCTGTTTCGAGTGCAGCTCTGCCCGCACGTGTTCCTTGTGTGGCTCAACGTCGAACGTCTCCCGTGTTAGCGGATATCCTGTGTGTGCTGAATGTCTTGCCGCATGTGATGCGTCCACGTGCTACGTGTGCGGCGCTGACTTTAACTCCAACACACAAGGCGCCACCGTCGGGCAACGACGCATCTGCAAAGAGTGCGCAACGGTTGTGTGTGACAAGCGCTTTGTCGATCGGGTTATCCCACTTGTCAAGCGAGCGGCAGACGTAGACGGAAAACTCATGCGTGCAGTTGAGCTGTCACTCAAGCTGCAACACAAGGAGCTTGACGTTAAGTTCGTGAAGAAGGTTGACAGCGACACGTACTCGCGTGTGGTACTTCCGACGGTCGGCAGCAAAGTCAAGAAGTCCACACACTGGTCGCCCAAAAGCATGCCAGGATTCACCAGCCTGAAGCCGTCGCCGCAACTCACCAGGTTCTGCTACCACACCAACCTTTTCCGCGGGAGGCGCTAATATGTCAGCCCTTGAAAAACTGCGCCAGTATCTGGTGCTCTCAGAAAGCGCGTGTTTCCACGCCGTGATGGCTGAGCTGCGCGGGCACGGCTACTCTGTCTACACAGACGGAGTGAACTACATGCTTGGCGTACCAAAGGCCAAGCGTGTGTGCCCCGTGCTTGTCAACGCACACATCGACACCGTGCGTTCTCCAGCGGTGGACAACAACGTCATCATCGTTGACGACGGCAAGATCATTCGCAACAAGCTGTCGGCTGTGCTTGGTGGCGATGACAGGTGCGGTGTTGCTATGGCGCTTGCCATGGCCGAACAGCTCATCGTCAAGCCGTACATACTTCTCACGACGGGTGAAGAAATCGGTTGTGTGGGGTGCCGTACGTTCTTGAAGACCGAGCTGCTCGGGAAGATCATCAACGACATCTACCTGTATGTGGGTCTCGACAGACGAGGCTCCAACGATGCGGTCATGTACAGCACGAAGTCTTTCCCTGAGGAGCTTCGTGAGTTGGTCCGCGCTCACGGGTATGTCCCTGTCGTAGGCACGTCTTACAGCGACGTGCTGCATCTGACAGAAGAAGAGCCGAGGATCGCACACGTAAACCTGAGCGTCGGGTATCACAATCCGCATAGCTCCATGGAATACGTGAACATTCAGCAGTTCAACGCGGCATATGAAGCAGCAGTTGGTTTGGTCACCAACGTGAAACGTCGATACGCTGCCCCACCCAAGTACGAGCCGACATACGGCAGCTGGCACAGGGATTACCGGCGTCCGAGCAGCCCTTACGGACCACCAGCACCTCGCGGCATTCCTCTTCCGTGGGAGCACGGTGGTATGGGTACGGCTGTCCTGCCGAGTGACAATGAGCGCCCTGCTCGCTGTGCCCTGTGCCAGAAAGACACGCGTGTCTCGAAGTACTACAGCAGCGCTGACGTGCACCTGTGCTACGTGTGCGCCAAGAAGGTCATGCGCTTTGGTGGGGTCAACTTGAATTCGCTGTACAAGGCGAACGAAGAGTTGATCAAAGAACAGAACATGACGCGCAGAGCCAACAAGGTTCTCGCCATGCGCAAGACGGAACGCGGTATGATTCCCAAGTGCCCTGTGTGCGACACGAACAAGCACTCCAGGTTTGACAGCCGAGAGCGTGGCTTCGTGTGCGCGCGGTGCATGGAAATCTTCGGCACCGGAACCACAGATTACTCAGGTGTTTACTGGCTTGAGGGCAGCGTGCGTACGTTCATCCGGGGAGACCAGGTGTACAGATCGCACCTCACGCACAACAAGATCTTGTACGCAGGGCCGCTGAAGGCGGACACTTTCGTCAAGGTGTGCGCTCACTGCCAGAAGGCCACGATCACTCCGTTCGATCACGTCGATGGTACTGCCCTGTGTCCTGAGTGCTACGAGTTCAGCAAGAGCTACTCCATCAGTACCGGGACGCCGTGGTAAATACACCCACAAGGAGGGTGAAAAGATGAAAGAGTTCATTCAGTTTCTCGTCCGAGGCTTCAAGCACGCAGCCTCCAAGATCTTTGACTTCGCCATCCGCATGGGCACCCGTGTCTACAAAGAGCTGGCGAACATCAAGGAACGTGTCGAATCCGTAACGCTGCAAAGCGCTGCATCTTTCGTAGGCAAGTCTGTAGGTAAGGCCGTCGTAGGCGGCGCCACATCGGTGCTCCTTGACAAACTCCCCAACAAGTACGATCGTTTTGCTACTGCTGTGAAGCAGCACATCTCGGTTCCGTACAAGGACATCATCACCAAGGACAAGAACTCGGGTAAAGCCACAGTCAACGTGGCGGGCGCCCTTCGTTCGTTCTTTAATGATCTCCTTAGCAAAGCTGTTGGGAAGCGAGAAGCGCCTGTTCTGCAGATACACGTCTAATCGGCTACGGCCACAGCTATAGTGGAGGTGCTACTAACGTGAAGCACAAACATTGTGGTGTAGAACTAGTGAGTACAAGGGGGCGCCACTCTCTTGAGACGTAACGAAAAAGACACATTAGAATCTTACATGGATCCAGATAGTCCGCTGGAGTCACCACGTAGATTCGACGTGTGTCCGTTCTGCCACGAGCACGTGCGAGGTAAGGGCTTTGTCGTAACCCGCACGACTCACGGATACAAGATGTGGTGCCACCGGTGCCACGCAAAGCGCTTCGTAAAAAGTGGTGTGCCTTCTGCCAGCACGTGCCTACGAGAGGCCAAACGCTGGTTGCAACCGCAGCCACAGTGCGCACAAGAATACGTTGCCAAAGAGATTAACCTGCCGGATGATTTCCAAAAAGAAATCCCGGCTGCTGGTCTTGCGTGGCTAGCTACCTACGGCGTGACTCAAGAAGAGATAGCACGCTTTAACTTCGGGTACAGCCCAGGGCTCAACAGGCTCATCATGCCAGTGTACTTAGACGGAACACTCGTGTTCTGGCAAGGTCGTGATCTCAGCGGCGACGGTTCTCGGAACAAGTACCTCAGTGTGAAGCAGTCACGCGGCTCACTGTGGTTTGAAGTTAACCAAGGTAACCCCACCACTGTTGTCGTCGAGGACATACTATCTGCCCTCGCAGTAGCAAGAGCTGGGTACAACACAGTTGCTATACTCGGTAGCTACGTGCACTCCGAGATGGTGGGCAAACTGGCTACAACTGGAACACGGATAGTTGTGTGGCTTGATTCGAACAAACGAAAAGAGTCGTGCTCTTATTCGAAAAGGTTGAGGTCGCTCGGCATACAATCAGTTCCAGTAGTTCTCCCCGACAAAGATCCAAAAGAGTACAACCCTGACGAAGTCAAAGACATAGTCGGGCAAGTACACTCTTAGGCAACGATCACTAACGGCTACACAAAAGGAGTCCAGCATGGGCAACGTAGTAAACATGTTCGAGCTGCCTGATTCCGCCGTGCTCACGACGGCGCAGAAGGCTATCGAAGCAGTGAAAAAACAGATCAAAGAAAATCCCGTGCTCACATTCCAAAAGCTCGGAGTTGTACACAACATAACTACCCCGCGAATGATGGGCGGCAGTTCGCACACCCACAGGTTCTGCGACAACTGCGGCGGCATCTTCCCGGACACGTTGGGTGCAGGTACTGAGTGCCCGCACTGTGGTGTTGACAACAAAAGAGTACATTCGTGGGCCAGGGTCAGCTCTGTGTACAACGCAGGGCACATGATTCTGTTCGCCGCGAATGTCAGTAAGTGCGACGAGGCAAAGCCTGCGCCTACTCTTGTGGCTGCTGCATAGCTTGACACACGCCAAGTGCGTGCCTAGCTTGTGGCTGTGGTGATGTGAAACGGGAGACCAGTTTCTTGGCGAGGGCTCTGGTTGTGCAACTGCGCACAAAACAAAAGCCCTTGCTCTTTATATATTATATATACTTGGAGTACTTCGTGTCTGTTGGTAACGTTCAACTAGAAGAGATATCGCTAATAATATTTTTCTTAACTAGGGAAAACTTTGATAAATACTTTAAGTATATATCTAAGTTGAATTTAGAAAGAGAGACTAAAAACTTTCTTAATACTTTGAAGGATTACTATTCTGAGTATAAAGAAATAGATAAAGTAAAAGTAGAAGATCTTTTAATTTACTTTAGTGTTAAGCATCCAGTTCTTAAAAAGAATGCGGTGTACCAAGAGTACCTATCTAGGCTAGGTAGTATAGAAATCAACGAAGGAATTCTTAAAGAGAATCTAAATAATCTCCTAGAGAAATACTTCGCATCTGAGATTATATACCAGCTTACAGAAGTACTTGACGGTACGTCAGGAAAGCTTGAGCTAGTGAAAGAAAAGATTAAAGAATTCGAAGACAACAAATTTAATTTATCAGACGAAGCTGACGAAAGTATCTTTGTTTCAAGTAACCTTGAGTCTCTACTTGACGAAGAGGTGCGCAAGGCTGGCCTTAAGTGGCGCCTTAACTGCTTGAACAGTGACATCGGTGAGCTTCGTGGTGGCACGCTCGGCCACGTATTCGCACGCGTGGACACTGGCAAGACTAGCTTTCTTGTCAGCGAAGTATCTAACTTTGCTTCGCAGTTGAAGGACGACGAGATAATCGTCTGGTTTAATAACGAAGAAAAGGGTACGCGTGTGCAGCTTCGTATATACCAAGCTGTACTCAACTGCTCTAAGGAACAACTGCAAACGTACGCAGAAGACGCAGAGCGCACGTTCGAAGACAGAGGCGGTAGGCGTATCAAGATATACGACAACGCCATAATATCTGTTGACGACATCGTGCAACTGCTCCAGAATTTCAACGTGCGCATGGTTGTCATTGACCAAGGAGACAAGGTCAAGTTTAGTGGGGACAAGGACATGGCTACGCACGAACGTCTTAAGGCCCTGTACGGAAAGTTTCGAGAGATAGCCAAAGAGTACGGCGTGGACATAATCGCAGTAGGTCAGGCGTCTGCCGCTGCCGAGAACAAAAAGTTTCTTGCCCTTGACCACATGGACAACAGTAAAACTGGCAAGCCTGGCGAGCTCGACTACGCCATAGGCATAGGCAAATCGTACGAGGACAGTAACGAAGGTGCCAGTGAAGTCAGGTACATACACGTTTGCAAGAACAAGATGAAGGACGGAGCACACGGACGACACCGAGTATTTCTGACAACGGCCACGGCCATCTACTCTGACCGAGGCCAAACCACAGACGGAGGTGTTGAACGTGGCAAAGAGTCTGCTCGTGGAGACGGTCGCAGCGCTATTGCAGCCCTCTTCGCAAGTCTCACAGGAGCAAAGCCAAAAGCAGCTCAGGAAATTCCTGAAGGCGAAGCTGGCGAAAGCGAAGCGAGACAAGGTGGAGGAGTTGCAGATAGCAAAGCGCCACTACAAGCGGAGCAAGCAGCTTGACGAGGAGATCGACCAACTCGAAAAAGCTGTTGTGGCTCTCGACAGTTGACAGACTGTCACACCCGTCCTACCTAGTGCTGGCGGGGGTTTTGTGCCCCCGCTAAGCCATAACTTTTGAGGTTAGTTTTGTCTTACATTATCCTCGACATAGAGGCTACCAAAGTTCCTCACCACAACCCGTGGCACAAGGACTCTTACCTTTGCTCCGTAGGTATCCTAGATAAAAACGGAGTCTTTCACTCCTGGGTGTTTAACCACAGGACTGAGGCTGTTCGAAATGAACGGCTTATGCTGTGCGAAATCCAGCGTATGCTGGACGAAGCACACATGATTGTCGGGCACAACATTAAGTTCGACCTTAACTGGCTAAAGACGGTCGGCCTTGCGTGCAGTGACAAAAAGATTTGGTGTACCCAGGTAGCAGAGAACCTCATACAGGGTCAACGCAAAGTCGGATACAAACTTGACCAACTCGCACAACGGTACGAGGTAAAAGGAAAGCTCGACCTTATGGCTGAGTTCTGGTCTAGTGGATACGAGACAGACGAGATTCCTTTGAGCGTACACCTGCCATATCTTGAACAAGACCTTCGGACAACACGCGACATTTTTCTTAGGCAGCTGCCTATCGTGATGTCGTCAGGACTTGACAAGTTGGCAGAGCTTACGTTCGAAGTCACGCAGATTCTCAGCGACGTTGAGACGCGTGGTGTTGCGTTTGATCTTGACAGTGCTACCAAGTACATTGACGAGTACAAAGAAAAAGTAGAGCAGCTCAGCAACAGAATGCAAGCGGTGGCTGGTATAGAGTTTAACCCGAACACTCCAGCTCAACTATCAGCAGTTCTGTTCGGCGGCTCTTGGAAAATTGACGGTCGTGAAACGTACACTGTCACGCTGAAAGACGGTACAGTAAAAGAGAAGTCTAGAAAGTGTAAGGTAGATCTTACAACTGCTGGCCTTGGCTTTGTTCCTCCGCAAGGCTGCGTGTCCAAGAAGACAGGCGCTGCTAGTGTGGACAAGAACGCGCTCAAGCTCATTGGTGCTAAGACCCCAGCGCAGAAAGATTTCTTGCAGGCCCTTATTGAGTACAAGAAAGCAGCAAAAGTTTTGTCTACGTTTGTCAGTGACACAAACGATAACGCAGGTCTGGTATCTAAGGTTGGTAAGGACGGGCGGATACACCCAACGTTCAACCAAACAGTAACAGCTACCGGAAGACTGTCGTCGTCAGACCCCAATGGTCAGAACCTTCCTAGAAAGGGTACGTCACCAATCAAGAAGGTTTTCTACGCCAAGCGTGGTGTCATCGTTAACCTTGACCTCGGACAGATAGAGTGGAGAATGGCTGCTGAACTCAGCCGCGACCCAGTAATGCTGTACGAAATCAAGAACAACGTCGACGTGCACGCTGACAACGCGATTAGATTCTTTGGCGCCGGTGAGTTTGACGCAGACTCAGAGGAGTTTAGCAAGCTGCGCACTGCTGCCAAGGTCATGACTTTCCGTCTTCTGTACGGCGGTTCGGCTAATGGTTTTTACAGAGACCAGAACATGCCGAGATACTCGCTGGCTAGGTGGCGTGAAATCGTGGCTGCGTTCTACGAAAAGTACAAAGGTCTCGCTGCGTGGCAGCAGAACAACGTACTGCGTGCGAACAAAGACGGCTACCTGCGTAATCCCTCTGGCAGATTCCTAACGTTCGAAGAAGAAACAACTTGGGAAGGCCTGACAGAGTTTTCGCAGAAGCAAATTTACAACTACCCTGTGCAAAGCTGTAGCGCAGACATCATGTATCTTGCAATGTATCACGTGAACAAGCGTGTGAAAGAAGCTAAACTCAACGCTGACATGGTACTGCAAGTGCACGACTCCATGGTCTTCGACTGCTCTAAAGAAGACGCACGGAAGCTGTGCGAAGTAGGCATCAGGACATTTGAAGAATTGCCGAAGCTTGCCCGCGAGTACTTCGGCTGGGAGATAGACGTTCCACTGACTGGTGACGCAGAGATCGGGTACAACTACGGTGCTACCAAGAAGTGCCCTGTCGAAAAGTGGGACGAAATCTTTAGTAACCTAGATGGTTACTTGACAGCCAACTAGTAGTACATATATTACTAGTACACGTAAGTACACGTGTGGTGTAACAGCTACTACATTCACGAAAACATTACATATTCAAAAACGAGAAGATCACATGTGGTTTGTATTTGACAATCTTGAATTCAAGCGCGGCCTTAAGTCTGCGCGTACCGGCAATAGCTACGATGCGTGGGTTCTTTCTGGAACGAAGAAGGGCTTCAAGGAAACTCCTGACGAGCCTTACGAACGCAAGCTGTTCGACAACTCTGCTGCTACTATCGTAGAGGGCGGTGTTGAACGTCCTGGCCTGTCTGTCGTGCAGTTCTTCCAGAAGGGTGTGCAGCGTGGTGACACTGTAAAGATTACGTTTGCTCGCCGTAACAATGGTTGGGATATCGAGAAGCTGGAGAACCTGCGCTCTTCCGCAGCTGCTCCTTACGAGCCTATCACTGCTGAGCAAGCAGCCATGCTTCGTAACTCGAGCAGCGCACCTGCTGCGTACGAGCCTGCTACTTCGGCTTCGTCGCCAACACCTCCTTGGGTTACCGCGTCTAAGTAGTCTGTGGATTAGTGCGAGCTTAGCTGTTCGCACTATCCTTTAGTGCTGCTACTTTTGCAGCAGACGTCGTGGAAGAAGTGGTGTTCTCCCCCACAACGTTAGCTCGGTAGCAGTACTAAAGGATATTAACATCCACACACGGAGATATTTTAAACTATGAGTTTGCTTACGAATAACAATGGTCTCCCACAGATCATGCACGACGCGATGCAAAACAACGCGTACGACTCGGTAGGTGGATCAGACTACAGTGCAACTACACTTATCCAGAGCCCTCGTAAAGTGCAGCTTACTAAGCGACACAAGGACAAAATCCAAGAGGACATACTGGACAGGTGGGCAGCCTTTCGTGGGACCGCTATGCACAGTGAGCTGGAGCGTGGCCTCAAGGGCAATCCTCGCTACATAGTAGAACGTAAGTACGTGCGCTTCGACAAGCCGGAAGGCGGAACCGAAGATCAGTTCAGACGTATCGCTAGCAAGCTGGACGCCTATGACAAGGAAACAAAGACCTTGTTCGACCACAAGACCACTACTACTTTCATCCACGGAAAGGAGATGAAGGACGAGTGGATCCACCAGCTTAACATCAACGCGTACTTCCTCGAAAAGGAAGGCTACCCAGTAGACGACATTTGCATCAACGCGATTTATCTTGACTGGAGAAAGAACAGCGCTCGTTACAAGGATGACAAGTATCCGGCTACCCCTGCTGCTGAGTTCCGTACTACGGCTTGGCCCATGGAGTGGCGCGAAAAGTTCTATCTCGACAGGCTTGGTAAGCACGTTGCCGCAGAAACTCTTGCTGACGATGAGCTGCCAGAGTGTACTCAAGAAGAGATGTGGGAGAAGCCCGCTAAGTTCGCAGTCTACAAGCCTGGTGCAGACAGGGCAACTAAGCTGTGTGACACTCGTGAGGAAGCTGAGGCTTACATCGCTAGCAAGAAACTGTACGGTTACAAAATAGAGCACAGGCCTGGTGAGCGCACTATGTGCGAGAACTACTGCTCGTGCCGAGACTTCTGTAACCAGTACAAGAAGTGGAAGGAGAGCCAAGAAGGCTCGGAAGAAGTACCCTTCTAGCGGGCCTTAGAGGAAGACGAACACCTCGTTAAAACGGCTATCAAGGTATGTGAAGACCAGCCTGGCGAACTTCACCCCGCTAGAGTACGCGCAGGAGGTGTCTATGTTTGGACAAGGTATTGACGCTCTCTACAAAGCTCAGACGTGGCGCGACTTGGTAGTGCCTGGGTGTGGCGTGCTTGACTATGCCGATCACCCAACCGACGTGTTCGCCGGATTTGACTACGTTAGCAGTGAGTACAGGGACCTGAACGGCCTGCTCGTCGGCAGCGACAGCAAAAGATGCAGGCGCGTAATAGAAAACGTACGCAGGCTTTACGACTCCCTTCCTGAGGAGCACAGAGAAACTGCGCTAAGCCTCATGCTTTTCTCTTACCAAAACGGAGCACACTTGTTCTGTGAACTGTAAAGGAGGTGCAACATGCAATATCCTGAAAAGATCCAGATCTTCGGGCACGACATCTCGGTGGCGATCCTTGATCAGCCGCTCGGTAAGTTGCCCGACGGTCGTCACATCTGTGCTGACTTCCACATCCCCACCAACGCGATGAGAGTTTACCACAACGACGCTTACCCGTCGATCGGTGGCACGAACTTCATCCACGAAATGATCGAGGCAATCAACGCACACGCTGACCTCGGGCTGGAACACCACAAGATCACGACGCTTGCGTCAGGTCTGTATCAGGCCATGAAAAGCGGTGCGGTATCCTGGAACTAATCTTCTAACCTGGAGAAGCGCAGTGGAACAAAAACACTGTGCCTCGTGCGTGTGGAAGGCTGACGTTGAGGCTAGTGTACAGCCACTAGACAATGTCAGCTTCGTGTGCACGCACAGCAGCAGCCCTTACTACGGCACTATGCTTACCAACAGATCACTCTGTTGCGAGTGTTACCGCCGAGACTGGTAGCTGCAAGATAAGGCGAACCAATGGCTAGAAGCAAAAAGCACAAGGGTTGCACTTTCGCTAGCACATTCGAGCAGAGGTTGGCAAACTACTTCGACGAGCAAGGCATTGCTTGGGAGTACGAACCAATCAAGATACCGTGGCAGCCAGCCGTCAGGTACTACAAGCCAGACTTCAAGGTAACGCTTCCGTCTGGTGAGCAGTTCTACGTAGAAGCTAAAGGCTTCTTTGACGGAGACGCCAGAAGTAAGATGATACAAGTCAAGGCTCAGCACCCTGACGTGGACATCCGAATGGTATTCATGCGTGGAGACAACGTGCTTTCACGCAAAGCAAAGAACCCTACCACGTACACTGCGTGGGCAGAGCGATACGGTTTCCCGTGCTTTGAAATCGAATTGCCTAAAGAGCAAAAGAAACCAAGTGCAAAACGAACAACAAGACGAAAGACAACTCAAGAAGCAGCAAACGCTAGCGAAGGTTTACCTAAGGGTAGATCAAGAGCTAAAACGAGCAGCTCGAAAGTACCCGGATCACCCGAGCCTGGAGCACAGCCTGTGCGTAATCGAAGAAGAACTCGACGAACTGCGCAGGGAAGTGTATCTTAGAGGAGAGTGGCGCCGGCCGCATCGTATTTGGGAAGAAGCCGTTCAGCTTGCGTGTATGTCCATCCGACTACTGGTCGAGATGGAAGCGCGGGAGAATGGTAACGATGCTACACCTACAAAACCGGTCAAAGATTTCGGATGATGACTTGCTCGTGTTTGTAGAACGTAACTACACATCTGCACAGCTGGTCGCCCTGTTGGGTATGCCAGTAGCAGACCTCTTGTCGGAAGATGAGTGGCTGTACACACAGGTAGTAAACGGACTACTCACAAACAAGATCACAAAAGATATCGAAAAAGACCAGCAAAGGTCGTAACTACATGTTCAATAAGATGATGTGTTACTTCAAAGGCCACAACTTTTCTCAGGTAGAAGAGTACACAGTGGAACTCGGCAAGAAGATTACTGCCCACGTTACTATCAAGGAGTGTGCACGTTGCGGTCACAAGACTCGCCACGTTACGTTTTTCGGCACGCTTTCTCGAGACGAAGCTAAGGCAGTCATCGACGGTGTCGACCTTACTGTATCTACTCTGCCTAAGGAAGAGATGCCAGAAGCTCTGACTCCGAAGAAGTCTCGGAAGACTGGCTCCACCAAGGAAGTAGAACCGCTCGAAATAAAGTAGGTAGACAAACTAGTGGAGATTACAGTCACACAATTGACAGACATTGACCTAGCACGTAAGGCGTGTTCTTTCACTTCCTCAAAGGAAAGTAAGATCACCCTTGAACGGCTTGCGCAGTGTGAACACAGCCCGCTTAGGTGCATAATGTTTTGCGTGGAAATGCGAGACATCCCGACGTTTGTGTCGGTGCACCTAGTAAGGCACAAGATAGGTGTTGAACACTTTGTTAAGAGTAACAGAGAAGATCTGGCTGGGTACACCGGAGACACCGGGCGTAACCATCCAGTTAATCACATGATGCTCATTAACGCACAAGCACTGATACAACTGGCGCGTAAACGCCTGTGCTCTAAAGCACACGCAGAGACGCAAGCTGTTGTTCGTGATATAGTAAGTAAGCTTCCTGCTGAGCTTGCTAAGTTCTGTGTACCAGAGTGTGAATACCGAGGTGGAATCTGCTATGAACTTAAACCTTGTGGACGGGGAACTCCTGTACGGTCGCTCAGCAAACGGGCGACACAAAGTGTGGAAGATCCGCGTTGAAGGTAACGACATAGTCATCGAACACGGCACTGAGGGTGGTGTGATGCAAGAGAAGCGTCGCACCGTCCGCAGTGGAAAGAATCTTGGGCGAGCTAACGCTACAACAGCTAGCGAACAAGCTATCCGAGAGGCCGCGTCGCGATATAGTAAGTACCTGGACAAAGGCTACAGGAAGACAAAGAAAGAACTAGACGCCCTGCCTGTTAAACCAATGCTTGCCCAGTCGTTCCTTGACGCACACAAGAAGTTGCACTACCCTTGTATCACACAGCCGAAGTTTAACGGGGTGCGGTGCGTAGTGCAGTTAGTTGATGGTGAACCTTTCTTTCTTTCACGAGAAAGTAAAGAGTTCAAAGTAATGCGTACTCACAAGAAACTGTGTTCAGAGCTCAAACGTATCTTTGAACACAGCCCCGACATTATCCTTGACGGAGAGTTGTACCATCACGGCACACCTCTTCAGGATATAGTAAGTGGGGTAAAGGCTGTCGGAGATCTGACTTCAAGAATAACCTACGTACTGTATGACGTAGTCTCTAACGAAGATCAGATTACTCGGCTTAGCAAGTTGTCTAACTTGATAACCGACCTATCCAAAGACAAGCCTCTTAAGTTTGTAGAAGCTGCTCAAACGCAGTACGCAAAAAGCTTCGACGATATTGTAAAGCATCAGCAGCAATATCTGGAGCAGGGGTACGAGGGACTTATCGCTCGTAACGTTAGCGGTAAGTACCGTAAAGGATACAGAAGCCCCGACTTGCAGAAGTACAAGAACTTCAAAGACAGAGAGTTCAAGATTGTTGGTGCGACGCACAGCAATAACTACGAAGTTATCTGGATTTGTAGGTTCTTTGGTGAGCCATTCGAGGTAGTACCTACTGGTTCCTCGAGCACACGCAAAGATATGTGGGTAAACGCCGAGAAGTATTTCGGCAAGATGCTCACTGTGAGGTACAGTGATGAATCCAAACGTGGAGTCCCAATCGGAAACCCAGTCGGAATCTGCATCAGAGACTACGAGTAATGGACATACAGAACGAGTAGAGGTCCTCAAGAAGACGCTGCTCTACGGTGACAAACCAGTAGCTAGCACAGGCGTGACACTAGTTCTACTAGAACAGCCAGACGCTCTGTACAAGCCCACATGTAATAAGTGTGGTAGTCCCGTTACAGCGTATATAAAGACTACGCACGCACCCGGGTCGAAGAGGCACCAGTATTTGTGGCACTGTGACGCAGACATCGAGCACACAGGCTTCTTTGGTTTTCTACGCGAGCCGGCGCGGGGGGAAATAAGTTATGGCTAAGTATTTTAAGAAATCAGAATTCGCGTGTAAGTGCGGGTGTGGTTACGACGACGTGCACGAAGACCTGCTCGCGCTTCTCGACGCAGCTCGAGAGCACGCAGGTATTCCGTTCGTTATCAACAGTGGTTGCAGGTGCAAGAAGCACAACGCAGCCGTTGGTGGTAAGCCGAACAGTGCGCACATTCGTGGCTACGCTGCTGACATTGCGTGCACCGACAGCCACTCTAGGTGGCTTATCAAGCGCGCACTGTACGCTGCCGGAGCTAAGCGTATCGGACACCACGAACGTTTCATCCACGTCGACGTAGACCCAAGCCTTCCGCAGGAAGTGGAGTTCAAGTACTAGTATGACTAACACGAAAACAGCGATAAAGCTTCTTAAGTGTGTTGGTCCTTTGTGGTATGTAAGTTCTCCAATTTCTACAGGGGTACGTAAACACAGATTTGAAGAACGCTACTCTTACATTACTAACAAGAGTCTTTACGATTCTTTGTACAAGAAGTATGTAATAGAGCCTAACTGTGCGGACGCCAGGGTGTTGGCAGAGTCGTACCGTAGTGACTTGCTGACAGTTCTGTGCCCGGCTGACTTCTATGAGCCTAGCTGGTCACAGGAAGATTACCTTGCCTTTTGGGAAGAGGTGATTACTGAGTCTGTACACACAATCGTGTTTAATGATGGTTGGGAATATTCTCACGGGTGTAATGAAGAGTTTGTGCTTGCGCACAAGCTTGGCATTAGATGTTTCGCTGATGATAACGAGGCGCTGTCTGTGGAAGATGGCTACAACATGGCGAAGCACGCTAGCCAGCACGAGCCGTGGTGGCCAGAAGTAGAAAAGAAATACAAGGAATTGATGAAGAATGTTGACGCGTAATTTGAAAGACGAAATTCTGCTGCAGAAGCTGCTTGGTCTCAGCAACGAAGAAGCCAGTGCACGTCTCGGTATGTGGTACATGTACTGTGACGAGGTTGGTGAACACATCTCTGAGTATGCGATCGGTCAGTACGGAGACTTCCCGAATGACCCGTACACCGAGCAGACCATCGACACTCTGTGGTCGCACCTTGATCGCTACCTTGCTCGCCGTAAGACTGGTAAGCGTGGTGAAGAAGACCTCAAGCGAGACCTGCTCAAGATCGCACACATCACGAGTGTTATCTGGGCGAAGCAGAGCGGTGTCGAGCAGATGTGGCAAGAAGTAGAAGTTAATCCTGAAACTGCTGAGGCTGATCTTGATCGGCTTCTTAGTGAGGTTGCTGACAATGTCTCCACTACTGCAGACACCGTGGACCCTGGTGTGCAGAATCTGCCCGAAGATGGAACCACTGAATCCAAGTAACTTCTTGGGCTTCTGTACCGAACAATGTAAAGAAGTACGTTACGACCACAGGTGTGACGTAGTTAAAGGTAGCAGCTAATGACTATCGTAGAAGTTAGGTGGAATGACAGATTCCACATGACGTTTGAGGCCGACGATGTGCAGCACGGCGCTGACTATTTGTGGGTTTCTGAGGCCAACAAAGATCCCAAGTTTATTCCGCTTAGTTCTGTGCGCTGGTTCAGCAAGAAGGTGGCATAATGAATCCTGATAATGTTTGGTGTTTTCACCACACTGATGCCGATGGCCACTGCGCCGGTGCAATCGTCAAGTACTTTGTCCCGCACGCTGAGACTGTAGAGATCAACTACGGGTACAAGCCCGAGATTATCTTTGATGTTGTGAACCCTGGCGACACAGTCTTTGTCGTAGACTTTTCGTTTACGCCCGAAGACATGCAGAAGCTGGTGCACGAGATGAAGTGTTGTGTCATCTGGATCGACCACCACAAGACAGCCATTGAGACTCTTCACGAGTACAAGGACATCGAAGGTATTCGTGACGAGAAGTTCGCCGGGTGCGAGCTGGCGTGGGACTACTTTAACAACGACAGAAACTACAGGCCTACTCCTGAGATCGTTAAGTTTGTTGGTAGGTACGACGTGTGGGATCACAGCGATCCTCGAGTTGTTCCGTTTAACTACGGCATGACTCTGCTCGACACTGTGCCTTCCTCGGCGGAAGCTATGGACTTCTGGGCTACGGCTTTCGAACAGAGTCCCATTGAAGTACCCACTGACGGCAGCATGATCTCCGCTAAGTGGGGACCTGTGGATCAGGTGCTCAACATGGGCAACATCGCTATGGCGTACAAGGACGCCCGTTGCGAGTACATCATGAAGAACTCCTTTGAGTACGAACTCGAAGGACTCAAGCTGATTTGTATCAACCAGAATGTAGAAGACACTTACTCGTTCGCCTCGGTGCGTAAGCCTGAGCACGACGCAGCTGTGTGGTTCTACTTTACAGGCAAGAAGTGGAAGTGGAGTATCCGCAGTCTTAAGGACGGCATTGACGTTACTCCCGTAGCTCGTAAGTTCGGTGGTGGTGGACACGCTGGTGCGTGTGGCTTTACTACTGCTGAGTTCTCTGATTTCTTCAAGGTCTAAACTTTCGGAGGTTAGCACATCATGGCAAATACAACTGAATTCTCTCCTTACAAACCGGTTACTGTGAAGTCTGTGTCTGTTTCTGAAAACACGTACACTGACGGTGGAAAAGTATGGACTGTCGCTAACCTCATCGAAAGATCAAAAGATCTGCCTGTATTTGAGCTGCCTATCCAGACAATCTACATTGGGGCACACATCTGGAGTCCCATTCGTAGTGCAAAAGCTCTGGCTAAGCACATGAAACGTGTAATGAGTGCGTCACTTGATCACCCGATTATCCTTGACGAAGATGGATTCATCATGGACGGGTGGCACAGAGTGACAAAAGCACTGATCGACGGAGTTGCCACAGTGAAAGCTGTGAGGTTCGACGAGAATCCTCCGCACGACTACGAAGTAAAGGAGGGCGAGTAATTCTAAATGCTTCATGACGAAGATGTTTTAAGATCTCTTGTAACTCTAATACCGTTCGTGTGGATCGGTGGTAAATTCTTTTACTACGGAATAAAAGGCTACTACGAACGCAACGACTCTAACGACGACACTAAGCTTAACTTCTAATCATAAGTACAAAGGTACCTTTACACATGATTCCTACTATCGAAACACGCCTTGATCACACCGCTAACGTGATGGAGATTATCACGACCCGCCTTCAGCAGAACGACGCTGAGCTTATCGCTCTGCAGAACTCTATTGACACTAGTGTCATCAATCTCATCAAGGCCCGATCGGAACTGGTTGAGCAGCTTGAAGACGCCATTCTTAAGCACAACGAGCTCACGCTTCTTAAGCGCATCAAGGACGACGAGCTTGGCGTGTACGACAAGTCTACCGGAGACCACGTCGAAGTGATCTTCGTAGACAAGTCGCAGGGCTAATACCCCTTTAGAATGCACGACGTTTGATTCTAAGGCACGTTTACAGGGAAACCTGCCTAGAGTATGGGTGGAAATGTAGCGTGCCTTAGAAGTCAAAATCCTACACACAATAAAAGAGAAGCCTGGGTACGAAAGTATCTGGGCTTTTCTTTTAGTTTACTTTTAACTCGGAGTTCACGAATATATGAACGAAAAGAAGATAGAGTACATCAAGACGTGGAAGCCTATAGCTGAACAGCTTATCAAGGCAAAGAGCAAGGAAGCTCGCACCTACGGAGAAGAGTTGATGAAACTCGTGCGCGAAGTAGAGGAGGGTATGGCCGCGTGATAGACATAATAAAGCGGTTCTTTGGTGGCGTTGACGCTCACGGAAATGCGTGTCCGCGTTACTGTTTTGGTAGGCACGTAGAAGACAACACAGGGTGTACAGATGTGCGTGGGTGCCCGTACATTCGTGCTTGCGTCGAGGCTGCTGTTGCATCTATGGTCAGGCAAGGCGCACTCAAGCAGTTTAAAGCGTGGATAGGAAAACTCTCTGGGTAGAACAAGAAAAGGCCGGGATCCTTTTGGGACTCCGGCCTTCTTTTGTTTTAAGACTCTTCGTTAGTCTTCGTGTTCTGTATTTCTGTAATGCCCATGAGATCTTTGAGCGGCACGCCGTTCTTCAGTTGCATCATCTCTGCAAACTTCTTGAACCCAAACGCTGCGCTTATGGCTACTCCCACAGATACTTGGTACCAGTCAGGCATACCAGCGAACGCGTTGAATCCTTCGAAGACCCAAGGCCTTGTGTACGGTATCCACGCAAGAACCAGGGGAGTACTAATTAAGATAGTCCAGTACTCATCCTTCCACCCACTGTTCTGTATCTGGGTGTTCTCCCACGCAATGTCCCCAACACCTTTATTCTTGATGAGCTCAATGATAGCGTCTGCCTTTGCTTGCTTAATCCTGAGCAAGGCTTCCCGCTCAACTTGCCGTTCTTCTTGTTTACCTTTGAAGTAGTCACCGACTTGTCCGACGACAGCCCCAACTACTGTGCCAGCTGGCCCGAACAGAGTTCCAACAGCACTAGTTACAGTAGACATCCAATTCACGTTAGTACCTCACACCAGCAGACTCAGCTGCTTTGATCATGCGCTTCATGTGCATCTCCTTTTGCTGTTGCAACATCCGCTTACGGACGTTGTACTCTTCTGAGTAGATGCTGTGCTTGATCGCCAAGTCTGTCTCGGCCTTACGTATCTTAGTCAAGGCAGTCTCAACTCTCTTGAGATCTTGTTCTGCTTTAAGTGCAGACATAGACCTAGCCCGTATCTCTGCGAGCTCCTTGCCTCTGACTCCTTCCTTGTACGCCAGATTATATTCCCCAGCAGAAGCCATGACTTCTTTCTTCACTTTACTGTAGAGCTGCTGCGTGTCAGACGCACCAACCTCACCAATAAAGCGCTTAAGAACAGGAGACTTAGTGTACTCGAACTCTCGTCCGGGAGTGAGCGCCATGTCGATAGCCTTGTAGGAATCCCACACAACTCGACCAACACCACCAGTGTACGAAAGCAACGTGTGCTCTATAGTCTCTGGAGAAATATCTACGTATCCAGACTTAGTCTTCGACCCGCCGGTAACAGAGTTAAGAGCCTCAGCAAACGCTCTGAGCACAGGGTCAGCTGTACCCCAGAACTTCTGGCTGTCTGGCTTGTCCTTTGCACCTTCAGGTACTATGGGCTGCCCAGCAAAGTTACGGTTAGTAGCTATCTGGAACATAGGCCTGAAGATCGTAGGCACAAGTGCAGTCCAACCCTCGTCAGCCCCACCAACAAAACTGAAGGCGTCAAAGAAAGTCTTGACAGAACTGACAGCAGCCTCAACAGGTTTCTTACGACCGTTGATGACTTGGTCAAATGCGTCGCTTGTTGCCCAGAACATGTGGTAACCAAGAGCCATGGGGATCTTGATGTAGCCACCGTCAGAAAACGGAGACGGAAGGATCAAGTTCTGAGACCTAACGTAGTCAGGTATCTTGTCGTACTTGTTAACTCCGTCATCGTCGTCACCCATGACAGCTCGGCACAGTGCTGCGAGAGCCATCTGCCCTGCCATGAATCCACCCAAGTACTTAGCGACACGCTTGACGTTCTGTTCACGAGTAGAAGTAGGGCGAACAATGTTCTGCATCATTCGAATGTTACCAGCAATAGACGCGCTGCTAAACATGTAGAGTGCGTTCATCACAGGAGCCCAGGCCCCCTTCTTCGTGAAGTTAACCGTGAGGTTAAGTGCAACGTTACCAGCTCTGTCTTGTGCTACTTCTGGAGACATGCCGTGTTTACGGTAAACACTGTACATATTCTTGAAGACGCTAAGGCGAGTCATGTTCTCAAGGATGTCGCTGAGCGTGTGCAAGTAAGTACCAGCTGTGATTACAAGGTCGCGTGCTGCGTGAGGCTGTCGAGCCATCTTGCGCAGACGCGTGTACGTGTCTTCAAAGTTAGCGAGGCCGTACATAGAAGTCTCAGCTCCGCTGTCCTTGTACAACTTAATAGCGTTGTACCACCCAGCCTCTTCTTCGTTACGAGGGGCAAGTCCTTTACCTTCCCGCCACAAAGCCTTAAAGGCTGGCACAAGATCCTTAGCAAGCTGCGGTCTGATCTTCTTGATATCCGCTGCGAACTCTTGCTTGTGCTCTTCAATCACGCTGCCGAGGTTAAGCAGCGCAGTCTGTACGTCTCGAATGGGGTTACCCAAGATAAACGGAAGAGACAGCGTAGTGCTTGCCTTAGCCATCATCTGCGTAAACACACCCATCTGCCTGATAGCAGGGCCAGCGATGAGCAGGTTCTCATCTTTAAGGCCTCGAGCAAGTTCTTTGTCAAAGATAGCAACACGAACACGTGAACCGTCTTCGTCGATTATCGTGACAACTGGCACGTCAGTACCAGAGAACTCGTGCTTAGCTTTCCTGAATACAAGTTCACCTTCTCCAGTGCTGGTGACTTTGTACTTAGGCTTTTCAGAGTCTATAACCTTCCACAGATCTGGTGCTGGGTTGTCCTTGATGAGGTTCAGCAAGGATCTGCCAACTACAGTACGCTCACCCATACGGATAGCGTCTTCGTACTGAACGATCGTGTGAATGATCGGATTCTGCGGAAGAGTGTCGCGACCCTTAGCGCGCTTAGACGGAACCCACTCACCGACGCTGATGCCAGCGCGAGCGTGCTCTGCTGCGTACCCAGGGTCTATCTGCTTAATAGCTTCGTCCCAATTCTTGAGCGGAACGTAGTACTTGTACGTCTGCTCCCACTGATCAATAACATCCTTGTCAAACAAGTTGTACTGACGCAGCAGTTCAAGGCGAGCCGTGTTCAAGTACTTCAGCACACGAACAACTCCCTCCATGTTGGGGTCGCCTTCGTACTTACGAATAGTTTCGTGAGCTTCGGCGTCTGTCCAACCAGATGGTGCTTCCATGTACTTAAGCATGTCTTGCGTAATGTTCTTGTGAGGCATATTCTTGATCCGCTCTCTGAGCACAGCGTTACGCTCAAGCGCGTGAAGCGCAGTAGCGTAGTCAGCGGCAGCAGCAAGAGCTTTCTCAAAAGAACCAAACTTAGGAACAAGTTTGTTAACAAAGTACATCAACGATCCCTTAGTGTTGGGGTCGATGAACTCCTTCTGGATTTCTCCAATCCGACTAGATACTTTGTTACTCATCATCTCGTGCTTACGATACGCGTTGGTGTGCGGAGTGATCTTTCCACCTTGCTTAATCAAAGCACGCTGCACAACTTGCAGCCTTCTCAACTTATCCCCAAACTTTTCAAGCAGCCAGTCGACAGAGCTGTGACGACGAACCTTGCCGTCAGGAGTCACCACCTGCCCAGCTTTGATGACGTCTTCAACAACCTTGCCAACCTTGTCTATGAGACTAAGTCGGTTGTCTTCTCGAATCTGCTCAGCCTCAAGGAACGTGCGCGGGCCTGTGGTAGCACTCTCTGGAAGTGAGTACAGAAGAGCATTTACTTTAGACTTGTACTCAGCACTATTCTTATCTTGTGCTAGGTGCAAAGCGCTGGCTTGGAGTATAGTGTAGATGTCGTCTTCAGTAAGCTTACGTACACCAAGCTTATTAAGAACTTGTTTGATAAAGTTCTTGACCTTTGCGAGCACAGACTTCTCGTCTGCGTCTAGCAGCTGCTTAACTTTCTTTCGTTCCGCAACTCTAGCCACGAACTCTTCGGCCTGGCTCAGAGGATCAAGAGACGAGTAGTACTCGTTCTTTCCTATGTGGCTGGCCCACGCTTTAGAGTCTTTAAACGAGTCGTACACAAGCTTAAGAAAATGTTCTCTCTGTCTGTCAGTAAACAGCGAGCGAAGTCCGTAGTGGACAACACCTTCGTGCACAACAGCCCGTACGGCCTGCTCTTTCGAAGTTATGTTCGGAGCGAACAGTAGAATTTTTCCGTCGACAAATGCGGCTACAGCGCCCTTCTGGTACCGTGCGAGAATGTCCTGGTTCGAAATAACTTCTACTTTGTCAGCAAGTACAGGGAGTTGGCTAAGCGTGTTTTTAATCCACGCTGTTACTTTCTTTGCAGAGTCGACAGCCTCTTTTGTTGTGCCGACTTGCTCACGTGCCTGAGCTTGTGTCTGAGCTTTGACTACGTCTACTTCTCTTGCAAGATTACTTGTGTGAACTGTACCGGTCTCAGGCACAGGCATAGTACCTTGCTGGACAGTGCCAGTAGCTTGCTCTTGTGTGGGCACCAAAGACCTGCGGTGCAGCTGGTACCCTGGAACGAATTCACCTTCCGGCATTCGTCCGAGCGCAGCAGCTTCTTCAAATTGTTGACGTTCAGCCTGATCCCACCACGCAGCAAGCTCAGCTTCTTGCGCTTGCTTTTCTTGCTCTCGTGCGTTAGCCAAGTCACGAGCAGCCTCGTACTGAGTTTGGTGGAACACCATGTTACGTTCTACTGGCTGAGGTACAACAGCAGGTGCTGCCGGTACAGCCTCAGCTACGTCGGTAACCTTGGGAGGAAACACCAACATGTCTCTGTTGTACATACTGGCACCGAACGCTTCTTCTTGTGCTCTGGTGTTGGCTTCGTCGAACTGCTGAGCTTTGGCTCTTGCTGCGGCTATGTCGTTAGCGATCTTGTCTCTAACTTTGTTAGCTTCTTGCACAGCCTCTTGCTCGTACAGACGTGCGTACTCGGCAGCTTCTGCCTTGTTCTCTGCCTGTGCACCAAGGGTAGCCCAGTATTCTTTACCACCACCGAAGAACTGTTTCAGTCTTTCTTGACGTTCTCTGCGCTTGTTGTTCTGCTCTTCTTGCCTGATGCTCTCACGAGTGTGTGCTGCACGCAGCTCGTTAGCTGCTGCGGCAATGTGCGCCTGTTCTTGCAGCTTGTTCGGCAGCGCGGTGTCGGGTGTTAGATTAGCAAGGAGATCGTCGCCAGTCTTTTCTGCTCTCTTTCGAAGTTCCTGAAGACTAACTTCGGGCGCTCCTCTGAGGATGGCATCTATGTCAGATGCTGCTGAGCCTATGCCGTACAGAGAGTTAAGAGCCTTGTCCAGCTTCCACTGTTCGCCAACCTTGTTGTTAGCGATAAGCCTAACAGCCTTGTCACCCTGCTCAAAGATATTGTCAACTCTGTTCTGCTCAGCAGTAAGTGCGTTCTTGTAAGTAGAAAGTCTGTCTGCAAGAATACTTACTGTTGCGCGGCTCAGCGTCGGGTCAGACATCTTGGCTTCGAGCTCTGTGATAGCTGCCCTAAGCTTGCCTTGAATCTGAGTAGAGATGTCAGACTGCCTATTAACAAACGTCTGTACATCCTTAGCCTGGTCTACAAGTCTCTTATATACTTCAGGAGACTGAGGTGGAGCAGTTGCTTCAGATTCTGCACGCTTCTCTCTGGCCTTCTGTACTTTCTTTTCTGCTGTGGTAGTAGCTTTCTCTACTTGCTTCTTAGCCAAAGCTTGCGCATGCTCAAGATTCTTCTGTGCCTTTGCAAGCTGACCAGTGACTTGTGCGAGTGCATCCTTGGCCTGCCCACGAACCTGTGGATCCGACCCAGGATTTCCAAGAACAGTAAGCAGATGGGCACGCTGCCTAGAAAGCTGCTGCACCAGTCCAGCGTACTTCTGTTGTGTCTCTGCAAGCTTAGAACCAATGCTGTCAACAGTCATAGAGACAGCAGTCTTACCTATCTCAGTAGCAGCTTCTACATTACCAGCAGCCACAGCTGCTTCTTTGATAATGTCTTCTGCGTTGAACTGAGGTTTGGTAGACAACGACGGATCGTTGCTTTCTGCCGTGTTCTTTTCTGCTGTCTTAAGACGATCTACTACTGTGGACACTGGGGCAAAGCCAAGACCACCAATAGCACCAGCAGCTGCGCTGTTGATGATATCCCAGTAGTCATCTGGAGTAATCCAAGCTCGGCTGTCCTGAATGTTTGCGTTGGCTGAAGCTACGGCTTCCTGAATACCTTCAGTAAAACCTTCCTGCAGCATAACCTTGGGCAGGTCTCGTACGAGTGCGCTCCTGAAAGATCTTTCAACTTCTCGCGCGACAGGAACGCCTGTGACCTTCCGAAGGATTGAACCTTCAGCACCCATGACAACGTCAACCATTGCGCTAGCAAGACCAAACGCAGCGTCTTGGATCGGCCTGGTATTTTCAATGCCGTGGGTTTCCACATCTCGTGCGTACATCCCACCAGCTTCTTGAGACCACATGGCACCAGTAACACCAAGTGTTGCACCAAGCCTAGACGCAACTGCCTTAGTCGCCGTCTCACGCGCAAGCTCAGCACTAAGGCCTTGCTTGATGAGGGACTGCTCTGCTGCTGCAATCGCAGACTTAGCTCCGTTGGCTACTACTGTACCAAGCACACGCTTGCCTACAAAACTACCAACTCCACCAGTACCAAGAGACAGCATAGCCTGTGGAAGCAAAGACCCAAGTGTGTGAGCTCCCCACTGAGCGGCAGTCTCAAAAGACTCGATATCACGTATGTCGCCTACCTTACCAGCATAAGGTGAGGCTTCTTCCATGTTTCTAAGATACCCCTCGTAACCAAAGTCGCGAAGAGAATCAATTCCTGCTATGTCACCAGCAAGTCCAACAGACCCATAGCCAAGGGCTTGCATCTGCTGCTTACCGTACTCCCACCCCTTGCCAAACTCTGACATACCAGCAGCAGGATCAACAGGTGCTGGTGTAGGAATAGCAGAGTACGCATCTTGAATGTTGTACGAAGATCCGCCCCCGAATGGCCTTACTGGCCCACCGAAGGGATTAATCATAGTACCAGCGCTATCCGGCGTCATGGTAACTCCTAAAGTAAAATGTGATTATCTGCCAAGGCCAAGCCCAAAGTATTGCTCTGACCCTGTTCCTTGGTATTGCCCAGGGCTAAGGTTATTGATGAACACTGGGTTAAGATTATCAAAGAAGTTAGTATACCCGCCGGGTTGAGCATATGGCGTATGTACAGTACCCATAGGCACAGAGGCCTTGAGACGCCCAGCCAGTGCGTCAAACTCAGCTTGCGTACGTTCTTCTTCAGACGTTGGTGCTTGTGGAGCAGCCGCATTGGCGGCAGCAATACCGACGTTAGCCATCATGCGCGGGAAGGAATCTATAAGATTACCAGACGTAATACCTTGAGCGAGCGCCTGCTGAGAAAGCAGCAAAGTCTGGTTAAACTTAGTCATATCTTCTGAGGTGATGTTAGAGCCGTCGGCTTTCTTAAACTCACCAGTCTGCTTATCAATGTACATGTTGTTGTGGTACAGCGAGTTGATAAGCGCCTTGTCCATCAGGTTGCTAGACTGTGTGATAAGAGTCTTAGCCAGTTCAGTCTGACCCTTAGCACCTTCAAGCTTAAGCGCGTTAAAGCCCTCAAGAGCTTTTACGTTCAGTGCGTTACGACCGCTAAGCTTTTCCTTTTCAAGTCCGTAGGCACCCTTGACTTTCTCTTCCGCAACACCCCAACGGCCAAGCTGGTCGATCTTATTAATATCGTGTTGGAACTTAGCTTGCTGTTCAATGGTACCCTTAACATCCCTCATTGCCTCAAGAGGAGTCTGGATGTACTGAGACAGGCTGTACAAAGCCTGCTTCCCAGAAGGTATTGTACCCTGCTGGAGCACATTGCCGTCAGCGTCTACAAGCTTTACTGTAGCATTACTTCCGTAAGACGTGCTATCTGTTACCCAGCGCTGCCCTTCTGCTTTTGTACCGGGCAGAGAGTTCAGGGCCTCAACAAAACCAGAAGGACTAGACATAATCCTATCTTGGTTTTGGTTGAGCATCTGCATGTTCTGTGCTACACGACGAGTGGCAGAACGCGCAGCAGACCTAAGCATACCTTGCTCTTCACTGAGAGCATCTTCATAACCGAGCTGCTCAACCTTCATTTTCATGCGGGCAAGCGCACGCTGGTCATCTTCAAACTTGTCAGCCTCCCACATACGGAGACCGTCTCTAATCGCCAATCCAAGCGATGCCATAATTGTTAACCCCTCATCAGTTCAAGAAGATTACGACCACTGTAAGTCGCACCCCTGAAGTAGTCACTAGCGTTAGCTTGCTGCTGGTTAGCGAGATTGCTGAGCATACCAGATGCTGCACCAAGTCCAGACAGAGCTGCCGTAGGAGTAGTCGTAGAAGAGAACTGCTGCGCGGACAGAGGAATACCAGCGCGGTAGTTAAGCGCCTGAGCCTGTCTACTAAGTGCAGTGTCTTCAGCTTGCCTAGAGGCTTGCGTACGAGCACCAGCTTCTGCGAGTGCCTGGGACGTGCCCATCTGCTGCATGTAGTTCTGGAACATCCCACTGTTGGGATTGATACCAGCAGCAGCAAATCTACGGGCGTCTACGTCACGCTGCTGACCAAAGGAAGCTCCGATGTCAGTACTAGCAGTAGCGCGCATTCGGCCAGCAAGAACGTCCTCACCCTCAGCAAGTTTCTTTACAAGAGATTCTTTGGTCTGGTCAAGAATAGGGTCGAGAATCTTAGCCTGTGCTATGTCACCAAGACCCTTAGTGATACCGTAGTCACGCTGCGCTACCTGAAGCTTGCGCAGTTTTTCAAGATCTTCGAGAGAGTACTCTGCCTGCAGATCTTCTATGGGCCACTGCAGTTCCTGCATCCTGTCCCAAAGATCTTGCGCCCACTCACTCTGCATAGCAACACTGCCAGCAAGCATGTTGCTGTATTTGTTAGCCTGCTGTTGAGACTGGTAGCCTTGGTAGGCATCCCACCCAGCAAGTCCAAGGTTACCGAGTTTAAGAAGACTATCCCACATAATTACCCCACATATCCAACTGCTTGCTTAGCTCTGTCATACGCGCGCTTCACAGCCTCTCTAACGTCATCCTTAGCGAGCTTCATCTGCTGAGGCATGTCATTGTGAGACACTTCGAAGTTCCAACTAAACCCACCCCAGCCGTCTTTAACTTTACGGCCAGCGCTGATACCTCTACCAACTGCTATGTTTTCCTTAGACAGAGCGTCTTTAAGTTTGGTAGCCATGCCTTGGTCTTCCATAGCGTTAATCTTCCGCAGTACTCTGTCGCGCTCTCTTTGCGCTACGGAGCCGAGAGAGTTGTAGATGTTGCTGTACCTAGATGCTTTAGCACCAGAGGCTCCAGAAGAGCCCTGAGCAAACGCATCTTTAAAGCTGTCTTCGTACGTGAACGGAACGTTGATCTTCGTGTACACAGAAGGGTCGCCCTTCTTTTTACCAAATGCTCCACCAAGACCACCACCAAACAAGCCGCCAAGAAGACCGCCAGCTGCGGTGCCAACACCAGGAAGAATAGCTGTTCCTATGGCAGCACCACCGGCAGCACCAAGACCAGAGCCAACAGCCGCGTTAGGCTTGTCAGGCCAGAGCATGCTGCCTCCAAGATACCCAAGACCACCAGCTATACCAGCAGGCCCGAGTATACCAGTAAGCGTGGCGCCACCACCAGACATACCAGCAGCTGCCTCTGCGGCAGCAAGAGAAGCTACGTTACCACCAGCACTACCAGTAGCAAGTGCGCCTATACCACCACCAAGGTTACCAAAGACGCTTGGCATTGCCCCGACAGCCCAGCTGTTAATGCCTGTCATGAGAGGACTTGTGGCACCGAAGGCACTACCAAGCCCAGAGGTAGGCAGTATATCAGAAAGCCCTGACGTAACGCTATCTGGGAGCAGTGAGTATATATCCTTAGCAGCACTACCAATGTCCATCAGACTAGCACCAGCAGGCTGTTGAGCTTGCTGCATTTGCTGCATAGCCATCTGCTGCGCAGCAGCTTGATATTGCGGAGTCATGCTACTAAATATGTAGTCGTACATGTTACCACTAGCACTACTGGGAAATGTAGAGTATCCAGTATTGTACTGCGGAGTAAAAGCAAAGCTTTCCATATTTAACTTACCTTAGCCTCTAACTTAGAAAGTCTTTCGTCTATATTAGATAATACTTTATTAAGCTTAGTAAAGGCTATATTAAGTTGAGTTAAATATTCTACTAGCATTCTATCTTGAACTGAAGTAGGAATATTTAAAAGTTTAAGATTATAATCCATAACTTCTCTCTATTTATATATATATATATTAGTATAGTTCACCCATACTACTTGCTAGTTGTATTCTAGAGATATATCTATTAGATATAACCTCTACTTCGTGACTGTCTCCACGAAAACCAGAGGGTAGTCTAAAGGGTTTACTATTAGTAATTACTTTACTAAACTTAAGATCTTTATCTACGTAGTAATTAAAAGCACAAGTACTTTTTTTATACATAGTACTAAAGATATCTGTATTATCACCATTCATTGGGTATTGATTTACTTGTACACCATTAAATGCTGTAGATACAGTCGTCACAGAAGTATCTAGAATATCCAATACTGGGTCACTAAAGTCAACCTTAGCCGCACTTAGTGTAGAAATACCCTCGTCATTAGTAAACAGCTTAGACTTCCAAGTGTAGAACCTAGACTGCGCATACCCAGAGTCAAACTTCCAGATCGTAGGTTTTGCTTGGTTGTCAAAGTATACAAGGTACAGTGCGTCTTCTTCGTCGTCGATGAATGAACACGCACTAGACATAGAGAGTTCTACGGTACCTTGTCCTGTGTTAAAGATGTCGAGCAGTATGCCACCGCTCTTAAGAGGCGTGTTGTAAAAAGAAATGTACGCACCTCTGTAGAAGTAGCTTCGCATCGACTCTGGTGCATAGTCTTTCCACTCATCTTTAGTAATGATAGTCTGTGTAGCCAGCACAGGCGCAGTAGTGTCAATAGCCACAACACCATTTACACTAGCGTACAGAACGCTACCATTTACGGAGACAATACTTCTTTTACTCAGGCACGGTGCGTGCTCATGGATAGGCCTGGCAACTACAGAGTCTGGGGCCTGTAGCGTGAGTATGTACGGGCGAGCCACTGTGCACACGACGAGGTTAGAACCAAAAGCTCCAAGCCCAACGATATCGTCATCTACAGTAACTGCGTACACAGAAGGCCAAGCATGTACCTGATAAGGTTCGCTGAAGTATACAGTCCTACCTTTAAATCCAGCCAGTACCCCAGGTATCACGTTAACTATACCTGTGAGTCCAGACACCGGAGCACTCCACGGCATCGACGTAAGAGTCTCCCCGAGCTTCTCTGTTTTTACAGAGTCCACCACGGTGAATGAGCTTGATGGTGCGTCGTAAGTCACACCACTAGGAAGACTGGTACCATCTACACTAAACTCTACAACGTACCTGTACCCAGTGTCACCCTTAGATGTCGTTGCGGATCTCCACAGGACAATACTAGTAATCTTAGAATCAAGATTAGTAGGCTTCTTAATTCCAGATATAGTTACGTTAGTAGTACTCTTTACATCCACGACAACTGTTCCGTCAGCACGCTTCGCAGGATCACCAATCGTACCAACGTCTCGTTTACCATCTGGCCACGTACGAACGTAAGATATAGCGTACGTTCTAGACTCTACAACGTCAGTAGTGTCAGATGCAGTACCAAGTGTTGGTGCTACAGCAGGACGCTCAATACCAAGAACTACTGTGTCTGCCACAGTGATAGTATCTTTCGTCGACAGTAGCGTGTTCGAGTCGAATGCCCTAAGCTGATCATCCAACCCAGATATTATTACACGTCTGGTCAAGTTATCAGCAATGGGACTTTCTACGAAGTCAACATCTTTGTCGAATGTCAACCACTGCTCAGCACCACCCTGTCGCTTGTACAAGTAAAGTTCAGTTGGGAGTGTGTTTCTACTCAGACTCTTTATCAACAAGTCTTGATTCAGAGGTCTGAGTTCTCCGCTCCACAACTTTGTGTCAAGTGCTTTTTGAGCGACGTTACTAGCCAGCAAGTGTGGCGCTGTGCGCGGAGAAATACCTTTAAAATTGTTAAGCGCTATGTTCATTACGCCACCAAAACGTTAATGGTTATACAAGTGTGGCTAGCTCTGTCCTAAGTGCGGCAGCCCTAGATTCTAGCTCACTAAGTATCCGCTCGTCCTCTGCCGTTGCCGTACCTGCGAGCTTGGCGCGCACGGGCCGCACCGATTGCAGGTCTACGGCGTCGAGTTCGCGCAGGATGTCTGCGCGGCGGGTGGTGACAGGGTCTGGTGGCGGTGTGGCATCCGCTGCCTCACGCGCGACCTCCCACGCTGCGTAGAGTGGGGCGACATGGGTTGTATAACCAGCGAGATCGAGCACCTCATTAGGCTCGCCATGCCGCTCTACCTCTCCGGTTTGTCCATCCCACTGGATGGCGTGGACACCTTGCGCAAGGCCAGAACAGTCTACGTGCAGCCCACGCCCGTCCACGATGACGAGGCTGTCGGCTGGAACGATGGTCACTCTAGGCATGTGATACCTCCTGTATATCAATGATGTGTGGATGCGCGGTCGCGCCAACTGCGTTGCCAGCGCCAAGGGCAGCGAGGGTGATAGCCCGTGACGCCTCTGCCGCGCACACCATCTCGTTGCGCAGCGATTCGGTAGCCGCCGCGCCCTGCCGCACCTGCTGTGCGTTCTCGATGAGCAACACGGGCAGCCACGCCAGCGAGCATCCCCACTCGTCGACGTCCGCCCCGGTTTGCGGGTGCGTGCCGCGCAACTGTGTGAACAGGGCGCAGTCCAGCTGTCTGCATTCAGCGAAGCCCGCGAAGGGACACAGGGTCTTGTGTTGTATTTGCATAACTAATCCTTTCTTGCGATGATGATGTCGACGTATGCAAGGCGCAGGTCGAGTCCGTGGGCGTGGCTGCCGGAACCGCCCATGGCACTGGTGGCGAATCCTCGCCATGTGGAACCGCTTTCGAAGTACAACAACGAACTGTTGCCTCCGCCTTCTTGCGTCCAGTATTCCACACTGTGCGCGTGGTTCGGCATCTGCGCCACCGTCAGCGTCGTACCATCGGTCGCCGTGCGGGCGAACACCGTCGAGAACGCCACGCTGCCTCCGCTGCCCACCGCCCCGGAAACCACGCGCAGCGCCTTGTCGTTGACGGTCGTGTCCTTCGTCCAGCCCGTGGGGGCCGTCGTCTGCTGAAACAGCATCCGCGTACCGGAGGGGAAAGGCGCGACATTCAGTTGCGAAGAAAGCGCGGCAAGGCTCGTCACGCCCGTGCCGCCCTTGTCGACTGGAAGAACAGACCCGGCGGCAAGCGTTGTGGCCGTGGCTGCATTGCCCGTGCAAGTACCTGCTGTTACAGCAAACGCAACGTTAGCGCTGCTAACAGTTGCAGGAGAGATAGCTTTGGTAGTTTCTACACCAGCAGCAACTTCTGCGTCAGAAGCGTAAGTAACGTTAAGCACTTCGTTAAGAGCGCCGGCAGTAAGTCTATTTTCAACAAGACTGTTAGCGTTGAACGCTCGCGCAGTAGTTCCCTCTTGGGCACGTACTATAGTGAATACGTCAGCGTTGCGAGATGTTACTTTAACGATTTCTTTATTCCCAAGATCATCCACAAGTGTACAAAGAAAGTATTCGTTAGCGCCAGGAGCTGGGAACAAGTTACCGGTTTCTGCGAGCACAGTCATGCTAGTTGCAGCTGCCGTAATACCAGATGCAAGCTTTGTGCTTGCGTTATTTTTAAAAAGTATAGCCATACTTGTTAAAACCCATCGTAAAGATATTTGTTTCTAGTAACAACTATGTCACCAGAAGGTTTACTTGTAGGTACAAGTGCTAGTGTGTTTGGCACTATAGGCGCAACAGGCACAAGTACAACACCAGAAGGTTTATTTGTTGGTGTAAGTACTAGCATGTTAAACACTGGGGGTGTAATAGGCACGAGCACAGTACCAGAAGCCTTGTCTTGAGGAACTATCTCTGTCTTGATAGCCCCATTTCTTAACACTATGAACTGATCTGTCTGTCCAGTAACCACAACAGTGCTGTTAGATACAGCGTTCGTGTACCTATTAGCAGTAGAGGAGCTGTCAGAAGTTACTACAGCACTAGTGGGAGTAAGTGTTACAGTACTCAAAAGCTGAGGCGCAGTGCTACTTACAGACACAGAAGCTACAGCAGAGACTGCTCGAAGCCCTATGCTCTTAGCAGTTGCGCTGACAACGCACGAGGCTACTGACGTAAAACCACGTATCCTTTTTGCAGACGCACTACTGCTGACACTGCACAGACTTGATCCAGAGACTAGCCTAATGCGCTGTATCCACACTGTACTGTTGGCTTTTATTTGCGCAACTGCACTAGCAAACCCTCGTACACGTACTGGCATACTGGAGGATGAACTGGTGTTTACAGAGCAAGAAGACGTAGTCGTTACAAAGTTAGTGTAAAGAACAGAGCGAAAGTTTAGAGTTTCAGAACCTAAAGGCAAATACGGTTGTACTGTAGACGTTGCTCCCATTATTGCCTCACACTAATAACTGCTATTCAAAGCTTATGACATTAGCGTTAGCATTAATGCGCACAGCGTCGCCAGCCATTATGTCACGAGCAGTGTCAAAGGGAGCCCAAATCAGCACGTTACCAGCAGTAGCTGCGTCACACAGAGCCATGTGCGTGATGGTTCCCCAGTTTACAGTGGCTGCAGGAAACTCAATGTGTGCTGCGTTAGAAGAACTTCCACCAGCTGCTGCTGTGTAGCCACCGAAGTCTGCCACTTTTACTCTGGTGTAGCCACCACCAGTTACTTCACCAGTGGGAGCATTCTCTTCAAGCCCTGTGCCACTCGTATACAGAGCCACGTAAAGCGTAGGCGGAGTGTACACAGCACCACGAAGTACGTGATCGAGCAGCTTATTTTCAAGGTAATTAGTTGCGTTGTTCATAGATGTTAGTAGTCTCCAAAGCGTCTAGGAACTACTATCTTAGTAGATCTTTGACGAGACTTGGCAGCCTTACCCTTCGCAAGTGAAGCGCCTGCCCTAAAAAGTTTATTGTGAAATGCTGACAGAGTAGGCTCAGCCCACACTTTACCAACCATAGCGTGCAGCCTGTAAAGAGCACCGCTTGCGATTACCTCAGCCCAGTCTTCAAGCAGAAAGTCAGGACATTCAACAGCATCTCTCGTAGGCTTAAGTGCTACGTGTACCTCAAGGCTAGCAGGGATGTCCTCAAGCGGCTTACCCACCAACCTAATTGTGTCTTCGCCATCCATGAAATACGCAGTAGGCTTAGCAGCCGCGTAGGTACGCCATGATGGGTACAGATCATCTAGGTCTTGCAGGTTAGTCTGCAAAAGAATCTCGTCGTTGATAGACGCGAACGTTGGTTGCACAACCCTAGCACCTGCAGGGGGAGCAAATCCGTATCGCGCTTCACCAGCAACAATGTCTGTCTTAGCGCTTTTCTGCTGCCACAGAAGAGACTTCTCGCAGAACTCGATACACGCACTACGGATAGCGCTGTTAACTATGCCAACAGGACATCCTTGCACGTTAGGCAAAACGAACTCATGAAAATCTTTCCAAGTTGCCATGTGTTACACAGCTCCTGTAGGTGCAGGCGCAGCTGTGGGAGGTACTGCTTCGATGCGCGGAATGACGTACAGCATAGACTTGTACTCCAACCCGAGCGCTTGGTAGAACGAAGCTTCGTATCTCTGTGCCACCTGCCTGTCTATTTGACTTGTGCTGTCTGTGCTGTAAAGCAAGTACAGCATATAGCTGATCAGCGGGCCTTTAAAGATGTCGCTTATTGGGATGTCCATTTCAAGAACTACTTCAAACGCATCCGACATCTTAGCGTATTCGACTACTCCGTGTGAGTAATCCATCTCTACGTAGATGTTTGGAGTGGCAGTAACTGGAGGATTCACCCAGAATGTGCGTGGAGAACGCGTGTCGTACGCAAACTCAGTCACCTCTGTAGTTCCACCGACAGGTGCGTGCCAGTTATTGAAGTAGTCAAGATCTTTTCGCTCTACCTGAAATATAGGGTTACCATACCCAAGTATTGTTACACCATCCGGCGTGTTAACATTCGCATAAATCTGGATGAGTGAATATCCATCTTGAGGTATCTCTTGCCTAGTCCCAGGCTTAAGCTTAACAACAGAGGTTTTGACGTTGGCGTCAGGCCTAGACAAAATCAGCTGGTTAATTGCGTCATCTAAAAACTTCAAGTACTCTTGCTTTGTAATTCTAACGTAGCCAGAATCGTTGTAGAGAGTAGTTACCCGCTCGAGTATATCTTTTACTTTCATGTTAAGAAAAACTCCAAGCGTTTATTGTAAACTTAGTCACACCAAATGGTGCAGTAGACCACGAAGTGTGCACTTGTTGCTGTGGCTGAACTGGAGTAGTCATCACAGCTATTGCGCCTATGTCAACACCAGCTTCTCCAGCACTCTTAAGAGCCTGGTTCTGCGGCGCAAACCCAGACTTTACCCAAGAAACCAACTCAGTGATAGACGCACCAGATGGCGTGTTACTTTGAGTCTTGGTAGCTGGGTCATATCCATTGATCGCGAGAAGCTTAGCTGTAGCAGCATTCACTTTCTCGTCTTCTGTCTGCCCCTCAGACGCCCAACCCTTAAGCACTGCGAACGTAGCCAAACGTCGAGACTTATCAGCAAACTGTGGGTCAGTAGCTGCGGCGCCAACTTTGTCGTTCGGACCTTCTTGTTCAAAAGCCCTGCCAACTACAGTGACATCCTTGTATGGCTGCGTCACATTTCCGAACCAGTTGTAGTCCGAGTACGACACCGTCTCTGTAGTGGACGCTGCGTTATCGTGTACTCCGTAGTTAAGCGGAACGTCGCCCCAGATCAGGTTGGAACTGATGTGGTCAGTACCAAGGTAACCTTCTACGGTGTACTCGTACAGCATAAGCGCTTGTACGATGTTTGGTGTTGCGTTTCGTGCACGACAGTAAATTGTGTTCTGAGAAACAAGCAATCCTTGAGGAGACGTACCTGCACCAGCTGCACCAACAAGGTTGTTGCCGTAACCGATTAGCATGTTCTTTGTTACTTCGAGCGCCGGGGTTCCGTAGATAACCAAGTTACCTGTGTCGTCCCACCCAGGGTTATTGATGTCGAGATAATCAAAGATGTTGCCAGTAATGTAAGTAGTCTCAGTAGGCGTTCCAGACCCTGCTGCGTTCACACCGTGTGTATTTTCAAGGTTGGTGTGCACGTAGCAATCCTGCATCCGTCCAGCCTTAACGCTAGATGTAGCGCCAAAAGCTGCAAAAGAATCTCCACGCGACGAGCGCACAGTGTACTGACGGAAGAAACAGTCTAGCAAATCGTGACCACCACCTTGCCCGTGAGGAGTTGCTATACCCCACGTAGCGGAGTCGAACACAGACAGCTTGAAGTCTATACCTGGGCGGCCAATGACGTTGACGTTAGTCTTTCCAGAAGACTTCGATATGGTTACCGATTCCCACACTGTTTGTCCAGTGATAGTACCGTTGTATCCAGAAATCGTTATGTTCCCAGTATCTCTAAAGTCTACGTTTCGGAAGATCATATCCGACGCAGCCTGCGCTGGATAACCAGAGCGTCCAAACGCTATAGTTCCACACCCAACAAATACAGTGTTCGTGAGGTCTAGGGCTGGTGTTACTACTGCTCCAGTAGTATTACCTGACCCCAGAGTGACAGCACCGGTAGTTTGGAATGAAACGTAACGCGGAACGATGCGTTGCTTTGGGTCAGAAAGAACAGAGCCACGAGTTATGGCCCCTGTTCCTGTTACCTTAGCCCACTGACCACTTGTGGCTGTTGACAAAAAGTAACAGTTGTTAAGCGTAAGACCACCAGAACCTATCACAAGCTCAGCACCAGGACCAAGGGTAAGTGTGCCGTCCTTAGCTGTGCCGTTACCTATAGCCAGGTTGTATGTGCTTTGGTCAAGCTTTCCATTTACAGTCAGCGTTTTTTCAACAACGAAAGCAGCACCCAGAGTTACTGTGTGCCCAGAGGATATAGTGATGTCATCTGCTGATGCAGGAATAACACCACCAACCCACGTTGCTGTTGCTGACCAGCTGCCTGATTGGGCACTTGTTATAGTAGCCATTAGTCCTCTCCAAGTACTATAGTCTTAGTGCGCATAGAGCCGGCACGTGTAACGCGCTCTATCTCCACAGTAGTGATACCTTCTTCTTGCAAAGTCTCTAAGACCTCTCGTCTGTACGGACCCCATTCACCAGCAGCTGCACCGATGTACACCTTATCGTCGCCGATGCGTTGTACGTGGGCAGACATGGTGTACGGATCTCCGTACTGTTCGTGATCGGGCCCACACCTAAGCGTGTAAGCAGTGGGTGTGAGTGACACTCTTCTAGACTTAGACATCTTAAAACCTACAACAAAGAAACAGACACGAGGGCAACAACTGAACTGGTGTTAGATACGTCAGTGATGCGGAGTGCCATGTCAGGAGAGGCTACTGGAGAAAACGTGTACAGTTTTACACCAGTTCCAGATGCTGCCACAATAGGATCAGCACCTTCAACAGTAGAAAACGGAAGTTTCCCAGAGTTGCGAGCCACAAGTTCAATCTTCACAGAGCCGCTAGTGACATCAATCTGGAGCGTACCAGCTCCGTGCAGAGAATCACCAGAATTAAAGAAGTTCACATCCGAAAGGTCAAAGATCTTGGACTGCCCAGCAGTAAAAGATTCGCCAGCAGCCACAGTAATATTGAACATAGGTACTCCAGAAAAGGTGTAATTATTATTTATCTTCGTCTACGTAGCCAAGGAACGTGTACGGGTAGATGTTGATGCGACGTTCTTTGATATCAGTAGAACCGTCCTTACCAGGCACGAATGCGTAGTCTACAACCTGAGCAAGGTCGATACAGCCACGCAGATACTTTTCTTCGAGCACTACTTCTTCTTCGTAGGGAGCCTGGAACGAACGCTCATTCAGAGAAATGAACACGTAGTTCGGGTTAGCGTTCGGGTTGTTGGATCTGTGGAAGATAACCTTGCACTTACGCGCGTCGTTAATTTCATTCTTCTCAGACTTCCTAAGCGCCTCAATAGCAGCCCCACGAATAAGGTTGCCTTCGCCAGACATAGGCACTTCGAGGTTACGCTTTTCCAGTTCCTTGATCAGCGATTCGTCAGAACCCTTAAGATTGATAGCCATCTCTTTTTTTTAACTCCGTAAAATCTTTATGTGTAAAACGTATAAACTTAAAAAGGGAGAGCCCGCCGCTCTCGGTGAACTCTCCCTACCGTTAGCTAGTCAAGAATTAGTACTTCGTGACAGCGCACATGAACTTGATGAGCCAAGCCGAGTTAAGGATAACAGCGGTCTGGCAGGTCTTCCAACCCACGTGACCACGCTGACCGAGGGGGTCAGAGTCGGACGGAGTGGGGTTGACGACCATGGGGGTCAGAGCATTGGCGCCCTTCAGGGGCACGATGCCGTACGAGTCACGAGCGATGACAAACGAGGTGTACACGTCAGCCTTGGTGCCGGTGGTGGACTCAACGTTGGTCGGAGTGTCACCAGTGTCGGGAGACACAGGCAGCAGCGTCGTCCACACGAAGCGAACACCTTCGACAGAACCAATCTCGTTTTCCCAAGCGGACTGCTGACCGTAGTCAACGGCGTCCTTGAAGCCAGGGATGCTACGGATGTCGGCTTCCATGGAGGGGTGCACGATCCACACGTAGGAGGGCTGGATGTTCTTGGTGTCGAAGCTGGGGGTAGAACGAACGATCGAGGTGATCGGACGAGCCATCTGCGAACGCATCTTGCGCAGAACCTTGCGCACGTCGCCAAGCGTGATAGCCTTGGCAACAGTGGCGGGGGACGTGGCAGCATCAGAGTACACAACGTTGGTCGAAGCGTTCAGAACGCCCATACGAACCGTTTCGATCATCTGAGCGGCCTGCTCACCAAGGACTTCCACAGCGCTCTTCAGCACGGGGTCTTCGTTGGTGTCCATAACCATGTCAGAGATGATGACGCGGTCACCGTACTGAGCCACAGTGGCGGTCACGTCCGTGGGGACGAGAGCCTTCGCCGGGGGCGTGGTGGCTTCGGTAAGGGCCTGCGGGGTCGCGTCGAGCGCTTCGAAGCGACGGAACTTGACAACCTTGGTGCTGTTGGTGGGCAGAACATAGGTCTGGCCAAACTTTTCCAGCACGAGGTAGGGCAGCGCCCGCACGAGCATCTGCGTAGCAGCGTGAGCGCAAGTGCGGTTGCTGATGGTAGAAGTAGTATTGATAGTGTCAGCCATTGTGATTAATTACTCCACACAGAGAATATTTTAGTTTTACTTTTACACACGCTTTTAAAAAGTACCTGCGCGGGCTCGCGCTTCGTACTCTTTGGCGTATGCGTCGAACGCTGCAGCAAAGTCGTCAGGGATTTCGTTAGACTTCTGCTCCTGCGGAGTGCTTTTCTTAGAAGGCACAGACAGTGCAGCAAGGACCTTCTTAACAATCGCGTCCTCGTCTGAGGGCTGATTCTTAGTCTGGGTCGGAGTCTTGGACGGAGAAGACTTACTTTGCGGTGCGTTGACGTTTTTGGTGCTCAAGTTCCTGGCTGCCTTGTAGTCGTTAAGAAGTGCGATCACTTGATCAGAGCTACCGCGCTCAGCGACGTACACTGCACCAGTCCGTGCTACAGGGGGAAGAGATTCTATCCACTGAAGCAGGTCGAATCCGCCAACAATTTCGTCGAAGTCAGGGTGAGCGTTACGAATAGCGTTCAAGTGCGCGTTAGTTTCAGAAGTGTCGATGTGCGATTCGATAGGGCGAACACGCTTATCTACCTCAGAAGTAACAGACTTCAGAGCTTTCTGAACCTGACGTTCAACGTACTCCTGCATCGGCTTAGCGAAGTCAGGAAACTCTTCCATGAGCTCCTTAAAAGAGTCAGGAAGATCGGGTTCGTCTGCAGCATC